AATAAACAATAAACAATAAACAATAAACAATAAACAATAAACAATAAACAATAAACAATAAACAATAAACAATAAACAATAAACAATAAACAATAAACAATAAACAATAAACAATAAACAATAAACATTAAACAATAAACAATAAACAATAAACAATAAACAATAAACAATAAACAATAAACAATAAACAATAAACAATAAACAATAAACAATAAAAAAAGTGTTATATGATCAAAATAGCATTATAAAAAACGACTACTCAATGACCACGTTTTTTTATGTACACTAGTTTCATATAATTTTGGTGTTAGTAATGAATTATAGAAGGTATTTTGTGTGTAAAAAATTTCATTTGCTGGATTAACGAATGTTCTGAAGTTAGAAATATTTATCATATATTCTTTTTGCTCAATAGTGCTTACTTTAATACTATTTTTAATTGTGCCATCATTTGTTTCATTGCCTGTTTCATCTATATTTGTATTTGGTTCAATAACATACTCTAGTTCGTGTATATTATTCAAATTATCGTTTAAATTTTTACTATTATAATTTCCTGGTTCTTTGTTATTAATTATTCTATTTGGAGTATCATATAAATGAAGAACATCTCTTGTTTCGCGTGGATAAAATTGTTGCCTATTTATAATAATTTCATTCAATAAAACTCTATCGTTCATCGCATTATCCTCCAATCCCCAACCCCAATTATTAGGAAACCCATTACACTTTTCAAAATCGCTACCAACTATCGAAAAAATACCACCTAAAGTAAAAGTAAATCCATAAAAATGTTTAACAACCCCTTTAGTAGTTGCGTAATCGAATGTATTTTTTTTAACAGGAACTGTATCTACATCATTAAACACAAAAGTTATATTTTGATAAGTATTTGGATATTTTTTTTTCATAGCTAAAAAACCTATATTTTTAGTTGCTCCTCTATTAAACGGTCTATTATCAATTTGATGACTATAATATATTTCATAATCATTTTTATCATAATCTTCCATAATATATTTCATGTAAACAGAAAAAATACATTTTTCTTGTCTACGATCACGATATGGAACAATAAAAATTATTTTAGGTATATTTGTATCCATAATATATAAAATATATATTTTATATTTTTATATTTTTATATTTTTATATAATTTTTATATAATTTTTATATAATTTTTATATAATTTTTATATAATTTTTATATAATTTTTAGCAAATGCTTAGAATATTAATTATATTTACATAAAATCGTTTCTGGTATTAAGGTAGTTTTATATGCTTCTAATTTTTTATAACATTTATTTATTGTTACTTCGCTAATTTTACTAACATGATTAATTGATGTTTTTGTAATGTTTAGATTACAAACTTGCGAAACAAAATATATAATGCCACCAGCAATAGAATGAGGAGTATTCTCTGGTATTAATCCTAATTGTTCTATTTTAAATGCTACAAATTTACATACATTTGTTAATTCATTATTAATATTTAATTTACTACAAAAACGTTCAATAAATGATGATGGAGTTGTTTTACTTAATGATGTAATATCTTCATTAACATTATTACAATGTTCAATTTCATTAATAATAGACAAAGCATTTTTACAACCTTTTGTAGCACTTGCGTTATCTAAATTAAATATATTTGCTATTTCCTTAGCGGTGCGAGGATAATTATTAATTCTACAAGCAATATATATTGAAGCAGCAATAATTCCATCACGATTCAATCCTCTATATGTTTTCGTTTCTGATATTTTTTTATGTAGTCTCATTGCCTCATCAATAATGATTTTAGGAATACCAGAATTTTGTGAAATATTAGATATTAATTGAAATTCATCATAGCGTGATTTTTCTTTGTAGGGCATTGCTTGCCAATCTGTATACCTACGAATCTTATGCATCTCATAACTTGATTTTCCAGGACATAACACTTTACAACTATAAGATGACTCTTTTAATAATGGATTAATAGGCATACCACACCGGGTTGGATCACTATGACTATTATCATCGGCACCATAAAACCTCCATTCAGCAGTTTGATCCAAATTGTCCTTATAAATAAGACCACATTTATTATTAGAACATGTTAAAAATCCGTCCTCTCCTATTCGCAAAGATACATTACAATTAGCACATAAATTATCATTTAGAAGTGCATCTTCTTCTTCTTTTATATATATACATTCTATATTCAAATCAGTTTTACATTCTTCATCAAAAATATTCCATATTTTTTTATTATTTGTTTCTTTCAATTTATTTTTTCTTGTTTCTTGCTTGTTAAACTTTTGACCTTTGCTTATAAAGTTTTCATAATTAACTTGTGACGATTCTAACATATAATTCTCACTGTTATTAAATAGTTTATTTTTAAACCTATTTCATTCAATTTAAATTATTATTATTATTATAGCTTTATTTGTTTTATTATTATAGCTTTATTTGTTTTATTATTATAGCTTTATTTGTTTTATTATTATAGTTTTAATAATATTATATTATTAATAATAATATAATAGTATATATTAATAATATGAGTTTTTTAACAAACCTTTTTTTTAGTTCTACAAAAACAGATGAAGATTTAGATAAATTTATAAATAAAAAATTCACATACTATTTAAATAATTCCAATTTATTATTAACATTTGTTTCAGACTTTGAAGACTACAAAAGCAATAACAGAGATGATAATAAGAGTAAATGTGATGAGTGTGAAAGTTTATACATATTAACAAGTGAAATTTTTGAAAATTATATAAATAGAGTTAAAATTCCTTTTAATATAAATATATATAGTGAAGGTAAAGAAAAATCAGGCATTAATTACAATAATAAAGTACTGTATTTTTTTGACTTAAAAGATTTAAATAAAATATTACAATCAAAAAATTTGGCAAAGAGTACCGAAGATACCAAAATTTTAAATAAAAAAAAAATATTATGCAAAATTATCTCACTAAGTTTTATCAAAATTTATATTATTATTAAAAGTATTTTTCAAACATTTAATATTTATAGTTCATTAATAAAAAATAAAAATACAATAGAAGATCCAGAAACACGTGGCAATATAGGTGCTATGCCAGAATTTGGTCGTGATGCTGATAGCGATGCTATGTCAGATGATGATCGTGATACTGGTCTTGGTCCTGGTCCAGAAGTTGAACGTGATACTGGTCTTGATCCTAATCCAGAAGCTGATCGTGATGCTGATCGTGATAACGGTCTTGGTCCTAATCCAGAAGCTGATCGTGATGCTAATCGTGATACTGGTCTTGGTCCTAATCCAGAAGCTATGTCAGATACTGATTCTATACCAGATGCTGAACAACAAGAAAAACGACAACCAGAAGTTCCTCCAATTAGTGGTGGTGGAATTTTTGATTTTCTAAATCCTTTTCCAAATAAAGCAACATCTCAAAACAATGATATTACTGATGAACCTCAAAGAATGATTAGACTACAAACATCTAATAATGTTTTTTATTCATTATTTGTAATATTGTTTGCAAATACACAATCGGAACTAACAGCAAAAAATTTTACTGCCAGTTATTTAAGTAATAGTTTAAATACTATATCAAATGAGTTGTTTAATAGCAAATTACCAACTATATTAAAATATATATGTGATAAAAATTTATTTGAGTCAAATTTTATTTCAAAAAACTCAATAGTATTTAACGATAATAATTTTAAATTTTTAAAATTTAAAACATCTGATGCCCTAGAAAAGGATGCTGCCTTTTATTTAAAAGATTTAGAGGATAAATATAATAAAAATATAATAGACAATGCGAAGAAAATGACAATATTAGAACAATGCTTTACAAAGGAAAATATAGAATTTCTTAAAAATTATTGTGCTAACAATAATAACTCTGATTTAACAAAATTAGATATTGCGAATACTGTAAAAAGTTTTTTACAAAAAATGATTACTAATTATTTTAAAAATAGAAGTAAATTGTATGATTCAATAATAAAAAAATTAATAATATTTGATCCTAGAACAAATGAAATAACAAATATTAACCCCGGTTTAACATATGCCAAAATTATAGAATTAACCGAACAAACAAAGGATATATTATTAGATTTACATATTGATATTTTTAAATTACTAAATAGTATTATTTATACAGTTAGAAATAGATTATTACAAAAAAATGCTTATAAACCTAATACTGATACTGATACTGATACTAATACTGATACTGCACAACAAGACTTTAGTGGTGGTAAAACAAGAAAAAGATATTATAAAAAAAATTATAAAAATTATAAAAATTATAAAAATTATAAAAAAAATAAAAAATATACTCGCAAAAGCTAATTAATTTGTAATTTTTCCAACAAACTATTATTATATATTAAATTTCCAGAAGGTTTATAAGATTTAACATCTTTATATTCTTTAGTTGACGAAGCATTTATATTTTTTATTTGTTTATTATTTGAAAATAATATATTGTCCTTATTCTCTGTATTAGAAGCGCTAGTATCAGAATTTTTATCATCAATAACAATATTACCATACTCATCTACAACATTGCCGGTTTTCTTTTTTATTTCATTGCGCACATAAGTCGGTACCCAATGTTTCCAACTTATAAATAATAAATTAGGATGTGTATATCTTACAATAAATCCATTTGCTCGCAATTTATCTATTGTGTATGCTGTACAGTCTTTATAATCATATTTTGGCACACCTATTACCATTTCAGGCATTAAATACCAGCAACAATTATCATTAACTACATTTTTGGAAACATACTTAATTTTATTATGTATTCTTTGTAATATTTTATTATAATTATTTAAAACATTTAGATCTTGTTGTTGCTTTTTATTATATAATTCATCTAAATTTAATTTTAAAGATTCATCTTCATTGTCTATTTTATTTGAAAAATTGTAGAAAAAATCAGTTGCCATATTTTAATATTTAAATATTAAAATATAAAAATATAAAAATATAAAAATATAAAACTTTATTTTCATTAATTATTAAATAATAAATAATGAAAACAATCAAACATCTTGTTTTCTCTGGCGGTGGTCCAATTGGATTACTTCAATATGGAGCATTAAAGTATTTGTCTGCTAATAACATAATAAATCGTAGCTTGATAGAGTCTATTTATGCTACGTCTGTTGGAAGTATTATTGCGTTTGTATATATGTTAAATTTTGATTGGACATGGATGGATGATTTTTTTATTAAAAGACCCTGGGAAAAATTAGTGAATATTTCGTATGTTGCGTATTTAAATATATTTTATGATAAAGGTATTGTAAATAAAAACATTATTATTAATGCTTTAAAATCGTTATTTCTTGCTAAAGAACTATCATTAAATATTACATTGCTTGAATTCTATGAGCTAACGAAAATAGAATTTAATATTTATACTTGTAACTTAACAAGTTTTAAGAAAGAGAAATTAAATCATATTAATACGCCAAATTTGGAGTTACTAGATGCTTTATATATGTCTTCGAGCGTTCCTGTAATGTTTGTTCCATTATATATAAACAATTGTTATTATTTAGATGGAGGCATTTTTATAAATTGTCCCATAAATGAATGTATATTTGATAAAAAGTGCTGTTATGATGAAATAATATGTTTTACAAATGATAAACGAGAACCCATTGATTTAAGCAATAATTTTTATAAAGAAAATAATTATAATTATGGTTCTAATGATTATCAATTGACTCAAGATGCTAATTTTTTTGAATATTTACTTTATATTATAAAAACTTTATTTAATAAACTTTCTATTATTGAAAATGAAAACATTATTGCTATTAAAAATAGTATAAACACGTCCTTAAATGAGCAAATCGTAGATTTAAAATATTGGACATATGTAGTTAAAACAGCAAAAGAGAGAGAATATTTAATAAAATTAGGCGAATCTCAAGGAGAGAAATTTACCACCATGCTATTATCTTCAAATAATGAAACATCTACGAATGAAACACCTACTAATGAAACACCTACCAATGAAACACCTACCAATGAAACACCCACCAATGAAATAACTACCAATGAAACACCTAGTAAAGAAACACTTGAAAACTAATTCAATGAGCAAATATTATTAAGCAATTGATGATTCTACAAATTTTATTAAACTATCTTTTGTAGGTTTAGCATAATAATTATGTATATTATTTTTATAAATTAATTTTATAGTTGGATATCCTTCTACTTTATATTTATCAGCAATAGTTGAGTTCTTATCACAATCTATTTTTGTTAATGTAATTATAAAATCATTTTTAGCATTAGATTCTGTAATATAGTCTTCAAAGCTTTTTATTTCTGATAATAACGATTCCTGCTTACAATATGGGCACCATTCTGTATAAAAATACAATATTAATACATCTTTTGTGGTGTTTTTTGAAGAATCAATAAATTCTCTATTTAACGAATGTTCTTTTGATATATAAGTGTTATAGACAAAAACAAAAGCACATGTAAATATTATAATTAATATTGCTATAAACAACATCGATTTTTTATCTCTAATAATTTCAAAAAAAGCATCCTTAGAATTTTCTAAATAATTGTTAAATTGTTGTCGTATCATATTTATTTATATATGTTTAATAAATAAATAAATAAGTATTTAACATATTATTTTTAATAATTATTTTATTATTATTAATTATTAGTATACTATGATAAAAAGATATAAAAAAAATATATCTATGAAGAAATCAAAAAAAAACAAGACTAAGAAATCAACATATAATAACACAGATTATAGAAGCGGCGACGGTATGTTAACAAGTGTTTGGGGTCCTAGTTTATGGCATTATTTACATGTAATGAGTTTTAATTATCCGATCAATCCAACAAATTTACAAAAACAAAAATATAAACAATTATTATTGAATTTTCAATACACATTACCTTGTAAATATTGTCGTATGAATTTGAAAAAAAACTTTAAGAACTTTCCACTTGTTAATAAAATATTTGAAAATAGAAATAATTTTTCACGTTATATTTTTAACTTACATGAACAAATTAATAAAATGTTAGGAAAAAACTCTGGTTTAACATATTGTGAAGTGCGTGATAATTATGAACATTTTAGATCAAGATGTACAATAGATAAACCAAAACAATTTAATTTCACGAAAAAAATTAAAGAAAAAGGATGTACCACACCTATGTATGGTAAAAAATCTAAATGTATAATAAAGATTGTTCCGCAAGAAGAAAAATGTAAAACTTTTAATATAGACAAGCGATGTTTAAAACAAAAATAAAAATATCAAACAATAAAAATATCACAAAATAAAAATATTATTATATACTATAAATGAAACATAGTCGCTCAAACCGATTTGCGCGTTTTAAAAACCTTGCCAAGTTATCTAAAAAAAGATTATTAAATTTAGTGAAAAGACTTACACGAAGAAATAAAAATAAGAAACAAAAAGGAGGATGAGGAGGAAGTATATTGCCTAATTAAATAATTTATTACACTCAATCAACTAAAATTAATACTTACATGAAAATAATACGATAAAACTATTATTTAATAGATTCGTAATATTTGAGACACAAGTATATCACAAATTATGAATATATAGATAAATTATATATTCATAATTATGAATAATTTATAAATTTTTACATACCAAATGAACTAAAATCGGTTAAAACGGGTCTTGGTATAAATCCATTATTTGTATTTTCTTGTGAAGGATCAGATAATATTTTTGGTGGTTGTAGTGGAGGATAACTTTCTCTCATAAAATTTTGATTTCTATTAGTATTATTAGCATTATTAGAAGTATTAGCATTATTAGCATTATTAGCATTATTAGAAGTATTAGCATTATTAGAAGTATTAGCATTATTAGCATTATTAGAAGTATTAGAAGTATTAGCTCCTAAAGTTGGCAATGAATTACCACTTGTTTCTCTTAGTATTGTGGTATTATCAGTAACCCTACCAACATTTTGATTTAAACACATATTTGATATCATAGTTGGCGATATATTTGGACCAAATAATGTATTAGCATACTCTAATGGGTTCATAGAGTTAATAGGATTTACAATGGGGTTAGTTGGCAAATTCATTGCTGTTTCAAAATTATTATATATTGGAGGAATATAGTTAGAACCGAAAGCACCTTGTCTTAATAAATATAAATTTAAATCGTTAAAAAAAGTATTGTCTCTTAGATTGCGACTTTGATTATAATCAGATAAGGATGATGATGATGAGTTAATTGGTGTTTCAACAATTTTACCATTTGCTATAACAAATTCCCCGTTTATTTTCATTTTAAATTTTGATAATATACCATTACTTAGATCATAAAAGTTTCCGGATCTTTCTAAAAATACCATATTCATTGTTTTAATATTTGAAGTATCTGTTACAGCTATTGTGCTTATATCTAATGTAATATATGTATTTCTATTAATATTTAGTAATGATATATCAGTTTCGGTATTATAATACATCATTAGTATATTTTTTTGTTTATAATTATTTAAATTTCTATTTGTTGTGGTTACATTATTTGAACTTTCTAATATTAAACCATGAGGCAAACTAGACAATTTATATTTAAATTTATTAATATCCAATGTATAATAATTATAACTGGTATCACTAGAATTATATATAAAATATTTTTTATTATCAGTATTAAAGTTTACGAGAGACTCTTGTACATTTGACATATTTATAAAGACAATACACGACAATATTACAAATATTAATAACATAATTATTAACAAATTATTTTTTTTAAAATTGAGAGTCATATTATATTATATTAAATATATAATAAAAATTTTCTATATAACTTTAAATGTCGAAAATTATTAAATCTGTAAATTGTCTTCAAAAGAAATATAACACTTCAAATTCAAGTATTATGGAAATTGGAATAGACGAGGCAGGAAGAGGACCTATGTTTGGTAGAGTTTATAGTGCTGCCGTTATTTTGCCTAATAATGAAGAATTTAAATATGAATTATTAAAAGATAGCAAAAAATTTACTTCCGAAAAAAAAATAAATGAAGTGGCCGAGTATATTAAAACCAATGCGTTATATTGGAGTGTGTCATATGAAGATGAAAAAACAATTGATTCTATAAATATTAGACAAGCTACTTTATGTGCTATGCATAAAGCAATAAGCGAACTAATTAAACAAAATAATGCTAGCGCTAATTTAAATATTAATGAATGCTATTACTTATTAGTAGATGGTAATGATTTTAAAGCATATACTTATTATTGTGAAACATCGCATATTATTAAACAAATTAATCATATTTTAATTGAAGGCGGAGATAACAAATTTTGCTCAATTGCCGCAGCATCTATATTGGCTAAAGTAGAGCGAGACAAATATATTAGAGAATTGTGTATTAACTTTCCTAAACTAAATATTTATTATGGCTTATTAACAAATAAGGGTTATGGAACATCTAAACATATGGAAGGAATAAAAAATTATGGAATTAGTAAATGGCATCGCACGACTTATGGTTGTTGTAAAGAAGCACACATTAATGATGATGAATTTTATAAAGATTAAAAGATTACTCGAAGACGACGTGCCCAATTAGTTTTATGCTCCTTAGTTTTTGATTTTGATTTCTTGTTCTGAATTAATAATAAGCGCATTTTTTCTTGCTTATTTTTAATAACTTCAATTGTCTTTTTCAATTCATTTATTTGATTTGTTAACTTTTGTTTCTTTGCGTTTTGCTTACTCTTAAAACTAGAATAATGCTTCTTATATGTTTCATAATTGTAATTGTCATCTGATTCTTCTGTATCTTCATCTTCATCTTCATAATCGGGGTCTTTGGGGTCATCTTCTTCAGAACCTGAAGAATAATAATGTTCTTCTGTAGAAGTATCACACATATTATTTTCAACCTGAGTTGTACACTCACAAATACTGTTGGAACTAGTTGAGGTTGATGTAGTACAATCACTTGCCAATGCCAATGGCATAGCATGCTCTTTAAATGGACTAAATTGGACTTCCCAATATAATGGATCATCGTATACCATTGCGCATTTGTTATTTTCAATAGCACTATAAAAATTATGCGCACCTTGATTATTGTAATAATAATCAACCTCAATTAAAGCATAACAATAAGTATATTTGTCTTCAACATAATATTCTTGTTCATGATGCTTGAAAACTTGGACATTCTTAATTTTGGCAATATTGAAATCTTCAAAATACTTAATAATAGTAGGAATGTCTTGATAAACAATATAATCTGGGATGTAAAGCATTTTCTTTGAAAACATAGTAGTCATAGTAGTCATAGTATAATAATTTAATTGTTAAATACTAAATTTTTGAAATCAATTTTTTTTTATATTTTTTTGTATTTTTTATTTAGGAATTATCATTAAGCAATAATTTATTAAATATAAATATATAATATATATTGTATGCGTAAAATAACACAAAAAAAATATAGAAAAACTAAAGCAAGAACAAAAATTAACATTCAACATAATAAAGGTAGAGGCAAAGAAAGTTATGAGCAAGCTGTTGATAAATTTAAAATAATTTTTGGCGAAAAGGCATTTGATAAAATATTATACTATTCTAAGCCTAGTTATATTCAAAAATTAATAGATTTATTAAATTTTGAGAGAAATAACCCAAAAAATAGCAATTTAAACAATAATGAACAAATTACTAATATTTTACATCCTGCGTTAGAAGCATTTTTAAATTTTATAAGAAATGAGTATTTTGCTTTAAGAGCAGTGATTCCGTATATTGTAAATACTGATAAAGTTCTTAACCCTAAAAGAATAGCAAAAATATTAAGACTAGCAAAAGAAAACAAGGCAATAGAAGAATTTATTCGAGATTTAGAAGTACTAAAATTAGGACCTAATAGTACTATAAATGTACCGCCTATTTCATCTCCAGTTCTAGTTCCAGAACTAGCCCCAACATCAGAACTTGTTCCAACTCCAACTCCACCTCCACCTCCACCTCCATCTCAATATAAATCTAAATCTCCACATAAATCTAAATCTCCACATAAATCTAGATCTCCGCGTAAATCTAGATCTCCATATGAATCTAAATCTCCACGTAAATCTCCACGTAAATCTAGATCTCCAGAGGCCATTGAAGTAACACGAGTATCAAAACGCACCCCGGGATCAATTAGAGTTATTCCGATTATATATCCTAGTAGTGGAGGAAGGCATAATAAGACTATAAATAAAGTATATAGTTCCAATAAAAAAACTAGACGCTATAAAAAGCATTAATATTTAGTACTTAAAAAAAATTGATTTCTTTTTTTTAAACATAAAAAAGAAATCGTATAAATTACATTATAAGAAAAAATAACAATGCCCTGTGTAATTACTAATTATTTGTTAAGCGAAATTTTTAATAGGCAAAATATTGAGAACTTCTATAAGACATTAACTACTACACATTATTATTGTGAAGATGATTTTAAATTGAAGACTAATTATGCGATATTATTGTTTGTTGATACTTTATTTTTAGATAAAAATGGTGGATATAAGGAGTTAAATGTACCACATGCCCAACAATGCGACCTTTATGAATACATAGCTGACAATCGCTTAAAAATTTTTCATTATGTAACTTTTAAAGCATCTGCTCATAATGATTTTACTGGACTACAATTGCTTGTTGATGAGTTTAAAAAAGATAACTGGATTGTGCTATTTGGTCATTATTTATACGATAAAACATTAGATTTACTAAGTAGCAAAGAGGATTGTTTTGATATAAAAAACAAAATATATGCTGTTATTTGTAGTCTTAAAGAAGCACAAATAATAAAATTAGCACAAGAAACAGAACCACTATGTAGTGCCTGTGAAAATGATTGCCCTATTTGTTTAGACCCAATAGACATTAATACTATTTTTACAACTTTATGTAAGCATAGTTTTCATATAAAATGTATATATCCAATGTTTGATGATGCTGTTAAAATAAATACAAGACAACCAAAAATTAGTTGCCCATTATGTCGTGCTGATGTTATTATAAAGTCAAGGATAACATTTAAGGAAATAGTGAATTATTAAGAAGTTAGCAAAACAATAAGCAATAAAAAATTTTTTTTTTACACACATAATACTTACCTTGAAGTTATAACAAGACATAGACCAATTACAATCCCGTTTCATGTTGTAAGTTCTCAAACAATGGCTCTGAATCTTCATTATTAACGCACTTAGAAACATGAGGCAAGTTATAATGTGTCTCTCTGGTTTTTTCATTAACCCATGAAAAATCATGATCATAGTCGCAACTCAAAATGCGGTCTTTAAAATTTTGCGCCCAGCACATTGCGTAGTATGTTAAGATAGTTTCTGTCTCCCACTCCATAGTAGTCAAAACATTTGACACGTGTTTCAGAGCATCACACAAGTCGCTTTCATTGAGACTCTCTCTGCCTTGTAACGCATTTTTCCTTCCCAATAAAAAGTCAATCATGAGTCTAACCATTTCATCGGCTACGACTTCCTCCAAACAAGCCTCAAACTTAGACACTCCGTGTTCAACATACCATGAATCGGTTCTTATCCAACAATTCATGATAGCCTCCAATTCCCTGGGAAGTTTCTGTACATCAAATTTGTTTTGAATAGTATGTACTATTTTATCGAGTTTCATATTTATCATAACCCTGAACAACACATTGTCAATAATAAGAGCGCCAAACAAACACCGAATCTCGGCAATATTGTCATTATTCATAGCGCTTTATATATATTACCGAGACTACTGGTTAGTTAATTAAATAAAAAAGTAATTCAATTTTTTATAAAGTATAACAAGAGTTTTTTAAATAAAAAAAATAAAAAAATAAAAAAATTATTTTTATATTTATAAGACAATACAATACAATACAATATAATACATATAAGTCTCTAATAAATAGGAGCACGACACAAAGGACAAGGAGCACAAGTCTTATTATGATTTTCCTTTTGTTGTAAGTATATACGTTTACAATTATCTAAACATCCCATATGGAATATATGCTTACAAGCGGTTCTAACACAAAGAGAATTAACAAATTCAATAGAATCAACTTCCAAGCAAATAGAGCAATCCCAACCTTGGTCATGCTTGAAGTTGCTTGGTAATACTTCTAATGGGATTACATTCTTGGGGAGCTTAGCAAGATGAGGCAAGTGAAATTGTGTTGACATAGATCGTTTGCTAAACCATGAAAAAGGACGATCACAGTCTCCAAGTATTAGGCACTCTCCGTTGCTTCGTCGATAGTGATCTGCTTCCAATGTCAATTTAGCGTCCATATCCCAAAAATCCCAAAAATAGTTACTAGTCGATTGAGACATAGACACGCGAAGCACTTCTAAAGCCAAATCATCTTCGTTGACAGAACTTCCAAGTCCATATTCATACTCTTTATATCGTATTTTTAAAAGGTCAACTACGCGACTTTTCATTTCCCTAGACACTACATTATGAAGACAATGCTCAAACTTTGATATTTTATCTTCATTATACCACGAATGTGTTCTTATCCAGCTATTCATAATAGCCTTCAAATGCCTAGAAAGATTATGTGTAATAATCTCGCTTTGAATAGTATTTACTACTACAGTGATGGCATCATTTAGTAAAGGCGCATTAGGCTCAGCATCATACAAAGCATTAATGCGGGCATCCAAGCCGACCTCGCATTGTGTCATATTTGCTGTTCTCTTGTTTTTCTTTGTATAGCTGTAGTAGACTAGCACTTAACTAAATAAAAAATGATTTCAATTTTAATAAAGTATAACAATAAATTTTTAATAAAAAAATATACAATACACACCACACACAATATTTGCTAGTCTCTAGTTATTAGCATGGCACAAGAGTGTTAACACCAACACAAACCCAACCTGCTTCCTCTTCTTCATATTCCAATTCTTCATCTTCGTCCTTGTATTTTGAGAAGCGATTTGGTTTAGGAAGATGAGGCAAATGATAGCACACTTCCTCATTTATACAGTCGTAATACTGGAAATGTCCACCGTCTCCACTCTCTATTAAGGTGAGCTCCCCATGTTCTAAAACCCACTGCTTGGCTTCAGTCTCCAGTTCAGCACCCATTGTAGGCCATAACTCCTTATGATAATAATACAAACTATTTGAGGCGGTTCCCAGAGCATAATATAAATCCTTTTTTTCGGGCATCTTGCCATCATCCTCGTTCATCCACTTCGCTAAAAGGTCAAACACCCTAGTCTTCATTTCCTGAGACACAACTTTCCACAAACACTTCTCAAACTTCGAGTCTCCATCATTGTCATACCACTCGCTTCTTCTTGCCCACATATTCATGATTTCAAGCAAACCTTCTGGAAGATGCGCTGTAACCATTGAGCGCTGAATACACTCCATAACATAAGCAATAGCATCCTTCACCTCTTCGGTGTGCTCTTCGGCAGTCATCAAGTCCATAATTTTTTTAGCAATAATAGCATCCATAGTTGCTTTATATAGTTTGTCGAGGCTAGCACACAATTAAATAAAAAAGGCAACTCAATTTTTTATTACTATAACAATATTTTTATTACTTAGAATCTTTACTATCCATTTTCAATGTCTAGCATAATAACTTCTTTGTTTAATAGTGATTTTTTATTTATGAATTTTTTTTCATCAAGTAACATTTTTATTGTAAAAATAACAATTACTTCTTCTACTAAGACAGAAAATAAGGCAATATCTATTTGTGTAACACTAATTAATAATGTAAAAATATATCTAATATTATTTATTAAAAACATAGAATTGGCATAAAAATATAATTGTGCTTTACTAAATTCGGTTATTTCTTTTTTATCTGGATTATAAACATTCATAAATAACACCGGATCTCCAAATTCTTGAATAATAACTCTAATTATATCATTTACAAATATTAAGGTTAATAAACTACAATATTTTTGTGTAGTGTTAATTTGTACGCTAATAAATATAAAATCATCATTTGGTCCAAGGCGAAAATATTTCGATTCGGCCGCAAAATTAGTAATATAAAATCCTATAAATAGTACCAAACAAGTATTTAAAAAAAGACATAGTCTAACTTTATTTAATTGATTCATTGTGCATTGACTAATACTAATAATATTAGTAATTAAATTTTAATATAGTTTCTTATAATAAAATTTAATAAAAAATTTGAAACATTCGATTTTATTATTTTGAGAGATTCGAGTATTAAAGCTTCGTATCCTTTTTAACCATAAATACTGGGAGGCGGAATGCGACGAACCATTGCCCGCATTCTTGTCCTACAATGGCAATCACACCATTCACGTTCATCCATACGACGCCAAGAATTGGTTTGGCACCAAGCGTTATAGTCTTCGGTTGAAAGAGTATGAAGAGCCTCTTCTTGGGCTTTTGACATAGTTCTAGCATCTAACTCTGGGTCATGTTCATACGATGACGGTCTATCTCTAATATGTCTTGGGCAACACTCACATTTAGCCAACGCAGCAAATAATTTTTTTTTTGTTTCATTACTTTGCTCATCCATATATACCTCTCCTCTACAACTAGGGCAAGTAATTATTCCACACAACGAACCTTTCAAACTTGCTGTAGTCCATTGTTGTAAGCATTTTTTATGAAATATGTGACCGCATGCTGTAATAAGTCTTCTCTTACCTCTTCCCGAAATACAACCATCTACTTCAATGTTTCCATCATTGTCTTCTAAACATATATTACAAGTCACAATATCATCAATCATAAAACCACAAAAGGGTGGCAATAAAGTAGTCAACTTGGGCAAAGGTTTGGTGCCGATTGACTTGCTCATTGTTTTGCTTATTGTTTTGCTTTGCTTTGTGTTATGTTGTGTAGGCTTTTATATTATTTTTAATAAATTATAATCAATTTTTTTTGTGTATACTATAATAGTTTTTTTATTTGTTTTAAAAATTGATTTATATTTTTAATTATACTTTATTAAAACTATTATAATTAAAATGCCTATGTTAATGTTAATGAATTTAGTATTTATTGCCAATATTATTTCCAATGTGACCAGTTGTTGTTTATATAATAGTCATAGTCAAGCAAATTGGACTAGTTCAGTTCGTATTTATGAATATGTATCAAACGCAAATCCAACAATGTCAGAAGTTCCTATTAAAATATTTACATCTGACTTACATGAGCAAGGACCGTCGGCAATTACTCAATTTGACCTTTCACAAGAATTACAAACTGACTATCCAGCAACCTCTCCCAATCTTCTTGCTAATTTTATTCGTATTCTTGAAAATGAAACATTAGAATCAAGTGTTGTTTTTGCTGCTACTTCACAAACATTTTATGTTATTCGTGGCAATGGAAGTTCGCTTACACGGAATGGATCAGTTAGTTGGAGCAAAGGTGATATGTTTGTAATTCCTTATTTTGGTAATGATGTTGAATCCGTTTGTACTATGTCTAATTCAAATAAACAATGTGTTAAACATACTTGTACTAATGAACCGCTTTTCGGTGGTTGTGCCTTATATTGGGTTCATGATGAACCATTGCTTCAATATTTAGGAGTTGAACCAAGTTCTCAACGTCGTTTTGAACCAGCATTTTATAGTTCTAATGCTATGAAAGAAACAGTATATTCACTTAGCAATACAGATAATAATGGCAAAGTTAAAAATAGACGCGGTATTTTATTAGGCAACGAGGCAACTTCACAAACACGAACACTTACACCAACTTTGTGGTCTCTTTTAAATAATATTGGTCCCAACATAAATCAAAAACCTCATAAACATAATTCAGTAGCGCTTGATTTAGCAGTATATGCTATGCGCGGAAGCAATGTATATACGCAAATGTCTCAAGAACTTAGTGCAAATGGCGAACTATTAAATCCAATTAGTACACAATGGAAAACGGGCAGTGTATTTATTACACCCCCAGGTTGGTGGCATTCTCATCACAATGAAGGCAATGAAGATGCTTGGGTGTTACCAATTCAAGATGCTGGACTCTATACACACCAGCGAACATTGGATTTTCGTATTGCCGACGATGAAACACAACGACTTAAAACACAGCGATCACGCGGCGCAACATTAGATATTTCAACAACAAAGATATCTAACAATTTGTATCAACCTTGTGCATAGTAATACTTTAATAATTTAATAATTTATAAAAACTAGCAAACCATTTTTTTATAATATTATGTTTTTATAATATATTATGTTTTCAAAACTCAAAAAATTAACAAGAAGAAAATCACCTAAATCATCTAAATCACCTAAATCAAAAACTCTAAGTACTAAGAAAAGTAAACTTTCAAATATGTTTACTACAATAAAAGGGTCTTCATTAATTGATAAACATTTATATCCATTTTGGTATAATAAAATACCATTCCCAAAAGTTTCTAACACTAAAGATTTATCTAAAGAGGAGACGTGGACAGAACATTTAAAATTAGCGCGCGAATTATATCAAAATAAATCATCATTACCAAAAGGTAGCATATTATTTCATGGTTCAAGTTTTATAGACCCAGTTAAAAATATTAATCCTACTAATAAACCATTTTTCTTTGGACTAGATGCTTTTATTTCAATATGGTATTTATCAGAATTAGCATCACGGAATAAAAGTGCTCTTGAAAACGCATTACAAAAATTAAAAAATATGGAAAACTATGTAGAACACGATAAAAGTATGAAAAAATATGCTGATTTAAATAAAAAAGAATCCATTGAAAAACAAAAATTATTTATTAAATCATTAGAAGTACTTAATAATGATTTTTTTAATATAGCGAATTATGATGAATTTGCTAATTATGATAACTTGTTAAATGATTTAAAATCTCATGCTAGAAGTCATTATTACTTAAATATATATCAAACATTACAAGCAATTCCATATAAATATTTATCAAAATCTATTGAAACAGATAATCCTAAAGATGATAAGGAATGTGAAACTATGGCATGTATGCATCCACAATTTGGATACCATATTAATGTTAATGAACTACCCGTTGAATTATCTATTGAATTTACTATGCCAGCAAATCAAATAACTAATAAATTAAAATTAATAGGAGTATATGTTATTGATGTTTTAAAATTAAATGATAATGTAAATAAAACGTTTGATGAATTTAAAGCAATTGAGGCAATAATATTAAAAGCTGATTTTACAAAATAGCAAACTAATTTTATAATATTTACTTTAAATAATAATATGTTATCAATATTTAGAAAATTTACAAGAAGAAAATCACCTAAATCACCTAAATCACCTAAATCACCTAAATCACCTAAATTATCTTCATTAGTTGAAAATAAGTTATATCCATTTTGGCATAATAAAATACCTTTTCCAGATGATCCCGATGATAATTTATTTGAGAATACAACTTGGTATAAACATTTAGCCTTAGCATTAAAAATGTATGGAAATAAATCTTCATTACCAAAAGGAAGCATATTATTTCATGGATCAACTATAATAGATCCAATAAATACTATTAAACCTACTACTAAACCATATTTTTTTTTTGGACTAGATGCGTTTATTTCAATATGGTACATATCAGAACTGACATATGAAAAAAAAATTAATTACGGTTTTTTAAATGTATATCAAACATTACAACCTATTCCATATAAATATTTACCGCTAATAAATGGTGATACTGATCATCCAGACGATACTACGGAGTGTAAAAATAAGGCTTGTATGCATCCGGAATTAGGATACCATTCTAAGGTTTATGACTCTCTACTTGATGACTATCTACTTGATGACTCTCTACCTGTTGAATTGTCCATAGAATTTACTATACCAATTAATAATATTAGTAATAAATTAAAATTAATAGGGGTATATGCTGTTGATGTTTCAAAATTATATGATAATAAAGATAAAAATTTTAATGAATTCAAAGCTATTGAAGCATTAATGTTAAAAACAGATTTTACAAAATAATTTTATATTTTATAAAATATTATTTATAGTATTTTATAAATTGTTATTGTTAATTTTTACGGCGACAATGACGACGGCGACGATTTGTTTTACAATGTCTCTTCTTAGCGTGTCTAATTTTTTGCGATTTATATCCAGCCACTTCTCTCTTAGTATTACCTTTTATGCTTTTATTTGGTTTTTTACTGATTCTATTTAAAAGTTCGTCAAGGGGCCTCTCAGGATCAGCCTTATCTGCTTCATCATACAAAGCTAGCGCTACAGGATCATACTTAGTTGCCTCTTCAATCTCATGGTAATTTAATAACGGTTCTCGATTAAACATGCTTGTTTCTAAAGTTCTAGGTAAATCTTTTTTAATTATATCATAATTATTTGTAATAGTCTTCCGATCTGTATTAGAATTTAATATATAGTCAAATTTGTTTCTCATTCTATTTTGCACTCTATTATCTTTTGCGTTGTTTGTATCGTATTCAGGTATTTTAAATTCTTTCATATACGAAATGAGTGTTTTATTAACGTTGGTCATTATATTATATAATATAATATAGTAATATTATATTGTATAGTATAGTATAGTATAGTATAATATAGTAATATTACATATATTCAATAAATTTTTTAATTCCCCCCTCGTAGGCGCAACACAAGATGAAGCGTGCTTTCTTTTTGAATATTATAATCACTTAATGTTCGCCCATCTTCAAGTTGTTTTCCAGCGTAAATTAGTCGTTGTTGATCAGGCGGAATACCCTCTTTATCTTGAATTTTTGCTTTAATGTTATCAACAGAATCAGATGGTTCTACTTCTAATGTAATAGTTTTTCCAGTAAGTGTTTTTACGAAAATTTGCATTGTTATAATATATAGCATTTGGGTTTTGTTTTTATATTTTTTTTATAAATATATTAAAATGGATAAAATTATAGCTAGTTCTTTAGATATTAGCAGAAACGTATTTGACGTATATGTATGTGATTATATATTTATGATGCGTATAAAAGTTTCGAATGGTCCGTTAGAAAATGGTAATGTTTATGCGGAATTAGAAATCTATTACAAATATGATGATTATGATAGCGTAGATAAAGTATTTTATGTGGAGCACGGTCCAAATCCTATAAGAAAATATATTGGTTCGGACGTTATATGGAACCGCGACGTTAATGAAACAATCGAGGTTTTACTATAAATATTGACTGACTAAAATCTCTCAAATTATTTTAATAATAACATAAAAAAATATAAAAAATAAAATAAAAAATATATTTATTATATAATAATGGGTTTAGTATATTCAGATAAAATGAAGGAATGGTGTCAAGCAACACTCCAAGGCTATGCTTTAGATGGTATTCCTGTTCCACTAAATATTGATAATTTCTGCCATCGTGTATTATATGGTAATGCTGGTAAAGTAGTTAAGACATTTGTCAATACTCGTCATAACAAAAAAGCAAATATACGTCGCAAATCAAATAGCAGAAAAATTAGACACATTAGAAGATCAAATCGTCGCACACGCAAATAACACTTATTATTATTCCTTATAGCAAGTTGAAAAATTATATTTTTTATATTTTTTATATTTTTTATTTTAAAAAACTTTAAAATTGACAATTTAAATATAATAAATACTAAAAACAATAATTTACTAATAATAGTATTATGAAAGTATTAGTATTTGATACAGAAACTACTGGATTGCCTGAAAAAGAAGCTTCTATTTATGATAAATCAAAGTGGCCATATATTATTCAATTGAGTTATATTTTATATGATCTCTCCAATAATAGTTCGTTAATAAAAAATAATTATATTAAGATTGATGAGTCTGTTATTATTACGCAAGAAAGTTCTAACATTCATAATATTAGTAGAGAGATTTTGAATGCTCAAGGTATAAATATTGTGCCGGCACTAAAAGAGTTTAATGAATGTTTGAAAAAGTGCGACATAGTTGTTGGGCATAATATTTCATTTGATAAACGTCTAATTTTTGTGGAATGTTTTAGGCATAATGTCAAGCAATATTTTACACAATTTATTGACAATGAAAAAATACATAAACCAGAGTTTTGTACTATGAAAAATACGATCGAATTTTGTAAATTAGAGAGATTAAGTAAAACAAATCAAGTGTATAATAAAATGCCAAAATTAAGTGAATTATATGCGTTGTTATTTCCCAACGAACCCTTACCTAAAGATTTACATAATTCGCTTGTTGATGTAGCAATGACTTTGCGATGCTATGTAAAATATGTTTATAATAAGGATGTAATAGATAATAGCGATGTAAGAAATAATAGTATTATAAATATATTATTTTAATATATAAATTTATATATGAAGATTAGCTTACTTTTTTATAACATTATAATTTTTATAATATTATAATATTATAATATTATAATATTATGGCAGCCGCGTCGTCGTCATCAAATCCTGATTTATTAACAAAAGAAGAATTAGAAGCAATTGATTACAACCATTTGCTTGTAATGGACAAGAATTATTCGTTTAAGACACGAAACAAAACTAAAAGCACAAGTATGAAAAAAGACGCAATAATTAAAAGATTATTAAAACACGAAGTTAAAAGAAGCAAATTTGGCCCAGAACTGGCTTCTTATTTGCGTTATGAATTAGAACATCCAATAGCAAAGGCATTACCTTCAGGGACTTTTTTACCGCCTTATTTAGTAGGAGAAATATATACTATGAAAGAAGAACTTGAAGACAGAGATTATGAAATGGAGTTTCTAAAAAATATATTTGAGCCGACAGCAAGACCACAAAACTTTGGAGCATTTTTTAATTTTACTATTAATGGTTTTATTGTTCGACTACGTATGGAAGGCGACAATGCGCGATTTAACGCACACGTCGAAAATTTATACAGTCCGAACTTTTTTATTAAAGATTATAAATATTTAGTGCAGCGATTCGGACTAAATGCAAAGAAATTACAAGAAAGTGGAGCATATAGAGACACAATCGGTCATAGGTCGGGATTATACGGACCCCAACCACCGTTTACAACTACAATTCCTACTAGGGGAATTTTTGAGAGCTATGCCAACTTTAAACGCTTACATATTGAGAAATTTTTTTATGAAAATGTATTGGCTGCTTATTCAATGATTATAGTTATTGGCGATGTAATAACAAATATATTTAATTATTGGAATAGTCATTATGTTCCTAAGTATCCGCAAGCTAGTGCAAATACAACATTAGAAACACGTTATTTACAGAGTTCTGCTCATAATAAACCAATTAATGTATTAAAAGTTTATATTAGCACATTAAATAAGTTATTGTTAAAATTGCGCGGTTACAAAATAATATTAAATCCCAGCATAATAAATGGCTTAAATAGAAGACTAAACACCTTAAATGAGTATTTAGTTGAACCCGACCCTAGCATAGTAGGCCAAGCAAACGCCAAATTTAGCATTAGAGTTTTAGAAAATGGTCCCCAGTTTCCTAAAAAGCAACGTTTCTATAGTCCACGAAAAAAATCAAAATCTACTACACAAAAACGAGCAAGATCTTTTTAGTTTTAGTTTTATAGAGTATTATATTATAATATTATAATCTTATAATATAATAATATATAACTATGCCTCTAAAAAATAAACACTTAACGCGGAAAAGAAAAAAGATGAAAGCAAATTTTAAAGCCAGAGGAAAAGGAGAAGACATAGTTCGTTTTTTGCTTAAACAAAAATTAGGCAGCCTTAGTAATACACAAAAACAAGATACATTAAAAAATATATTTTCTAATTTACCTAGGCAAACTATTGAAGACGCTATAACACAAAAAGAATTGGCGCTAAAAGAATTGGCAGAAAAACCAAAACAACTATTTCAAATAACACCATTACCCAGTTATAATTATCCATTTCAACAAACTTTTCCCAGAGGTTATGAATATAATTATCCATTAGTAAAAGTAATGGGTACTCTTAGAGAAACAGACTTAGTAGATAGCATATATAGTTTAAAAAAGGATGCTGAACTTCAAGACTATCCTACGCACTTTTTACAAACATTATTTGCCAATTTTTTAAAAATTACTAAAAAGCGAAGAAATAATGACTATATTTTGTCGCGTATACCTGATTATGAACTACAACAAGTATTGACTACGCGCAAATTTTTTATAATAGATTTTGATTTTTTGAGTAATGCTTTAGAGCTAACTGGGCAAAATTTAACAACTCGCGGAAGTTATAGTGGAACTTCTAACTATACTAAAGGCATCACAAGTGTTAATGCTAGCAAAACAAAAAAATTTAAATCCTATAATGCGTTTATAACTAAAAAAATCAAAAATATAATTTTTGACCCTCTTATAAATGCGTATAAAGCATATTGGGCAATAAAGCACACTACAAAAATAATGATTAATTATTATAGCACTCTTAGTGGGCGACAACCAGATCCGCGCCCTTATCCTAACATTAGACATTTTCCTATTGAACACTACGAACCTAATATGAAAGGAGAATTACAACGCTTTAGAGATGTTTGGCATCATACTGAAGTAGGAAAGCAAAAATATAAAAATGAATTATGGGATTTTGCGCATGATAATTATTATCAAGAAGAACCTGAAGATGAACCGCTCAGTATTCCTGAAGTAACAAATGTTCATGTATATGACGTATTAACATATTATATTTTAGAATTAAACAGGATGCTTGAATATTTAGCCACTTATAGAATTAGCGTTGTAAGAGAACTATTAGATGCCATAAATAATGATTTGGCATATATAACTAATAGAATCCACACTTTATATGGTAGAGGTTTAATCCGACCTGTTGCTCCGCAAAATACTGAGCAGGATTATCATAGACCTGATTTTATAATTACTATTCCTGAGTTAAGCTAATTACATTTCGCGTACAAATACGAAGTGCTCTTTATTTACAAAATTATGATCACTATTACAACCATTTAAATCTTCACCGCATAGTAAAATAATTTCGTTGGGTTTATATATACTACAAATCAAGTCATAATATGGCATTCCTCTATGATAAGAACCATATATTATAATATCATAATATTTATTTTTTATATTGTCAACTACATTAATATCTAATGAAACATCATGTACTGATTCTTCTAATAAATTTGTATAAGTCATCCCTTTACCATAAAAATTTGAATAATTTTTATTTTGTGATTTATAAATATGGGGGATTTTAGGATAATCATGACAATCGCTTCCAAAAATATATTTAAATCCATGTAATGTTAAACATCTTAAACAATCAGGACCGACATCTCCCGACAAATATAATATTTTGCTTACATTTTCATAATTTGTTTTTTGTAATATATATTTTGCTATTTTATCTGTAGTTAAATAATTTTTTGTATATTCTAATAATTTATTTTGTAAAATAACATACTCATTTATATCTTCTATAGTGAGTTCATTTATTTTTTTATTAGCAAATTTATTATTGTATAAGTCAATTGCTTCAAATAATAATTTTTTTGGAAGTAAAAACAGAGTATTTATAGGACATTCATTAATATCAATAAATAAAGGGACACATCTATTTGCTAATATTTCATAATGGCGTAAACAATCCCATCCGCCTTTTTTTCTTGTTATTGCAAAATATGATTTTTGATATTCGTTATAATAGTCTTGTTCAGTATTATAAATATATGTACTTATGTTTCCAGGTATTAGATTTGATAAAATTTTTGTTTTTTGAATATTTATATCACATATTTTTTCTTTAGGAATACTTAATGTGATTGGAAATAACATTATTATTCTAAGTATAATAATTATTCTAAGTATAATTATTATTCTAAGTATAAATTTATTATAATATTATATTATAGTATGGCATTAAGACAACCTATAGAATATCCTGAAGCAGTAGATTATATTAAAACTATTATGAGAGATTTTGTTGAACAAAGAGAAGGTAGAAATAGAGACAGAATTATGGAAAATATTGGAATAAATAAGTTTAAAGAGGCTTTACTAGCTGACAAATTTTTTGTAATAGATTATCATTTTTTAATGATGAAATTTAGATTAAATATAGGAGGTTCGCCAACAAAAGAATTAAAAATTAACGCCCTTATTAACAATGTTTTATTGCCTTCGTATAAAGCAGTGCGATGTATTCAAAATACTTCAATAATAGCTACAAATGTATTATTAAATATTAGAACATTACAAGGACCTGCTAATCTTAAACCGGTAACGTCTGTATTAGATATTATAATAGATGAAGATTTAATAGAAGAAATAGCTAGTGAGGATGTAAAAGAAACATTTAATGAGCACTGGGAAACTGACGAGTCTGTAAAAAAAATACCAGGAACTATTATTATTACTCCGCTAATGGTTTTAGAATATTATGTACATAAATTAAATAAATTATTAATCAAATTACAACACTATAAAATTAGTATAAATGAAACACTTATAAAATCAATAAATCAAGGAATAACTCCAGAAATAACTGAAGACACAAACCAAAAATTATATGGGTTGAAGTCTTTAAATAAACTTATAAAAGAAATATATAATTATGATCCAAAATGGCTTGTTGTTGAGAAAAAAACGCGGTCTTTTACACCAAAGAAAACAAGAAGAAACTCTAAACGCTCTTCTAAACGTGCTGTTAAATCATTATAGTATTTTATTTTATTATAAATTATTTTTGAATAAAATAAAAATTAAATTATGAATTAACCACTACACATTAAGCAGTCCTTTTTTTCTTCTTCTTCGTCTTCATTAGCATCACTCTTTTCCTTATCGCCTTTTCTATTAGGTTCAATTGTAAATTGCTGTGCTTGATGTCTTGCTTTTCTGCGTAAATAATATATTCCAGTTTTAAGACCTGCTTTCCAACTATAAAAATGCATATTTGTGAGTATTTTTGAATCGGGGTCTTCGATCCATAAATTCAAACTTTGCGATTGACAAATAAACGCACCTCTATCCCTAGACATATTAATAATTTCTTTCATAGGCATTTCCCATACTATTTTGTATTTTTCTTTTAAGTGTGGTGATAAATTTTGAATATGACTAACACTGCCTTTATTGGCAATAATACTATTTTTCAATTCTTCATTCCATAATCCTAATTTTAATAATTCTTCTACTAAATATTTATTTACTAATACAAAATCACCTGCCAAAGTTTTCCTACTATAAATATTACTAGTAATTGGTTCAAAACATTCATTGTTGCCTAAAATTTGACTTGTGCTTGCGGTTGGCATAGGGGCAACTAACAAACTATTGCGAATTCCATAAGTCATAATATTTTCCTTTAAAGTTGCCCAATCATAACGCCCTGGTGTAGGAATAACATTCCATAAATCAAATTGGAGTTGTCCAAAACTTGCCGGAGAACCCTTAAAAGAACTATATGCTCCTAAATATTTTGAATCAAGATTTTCAATTTCGGCCTTAATTGGATTAGCAATTTTTAAAGCCTCGGCAATTACTTTATCATTACTAATAGCGGCCATAATTGAAGCATCTGTAACATTATAAATATCATATTCTCTACATTCATCTTCATCTGAAATAAAAGTCCAATTATTTAAATCATATTGCTCTTTCAAAAATTTCATTGCTTTAAAACGCTCTTTTGCCAATAACATACTTTTTTCTAAAGACGCATAATATATTGTTTCAAATATTTTAATATTTATTTCTTTTGCTTGATCCGAAATAAAAGGTAAGTCCATTTTAAAAAACACATCTGCTAATCCTTGAACACCAATACCAATAGGGCGATGTTTAAAATTTGATCTCCTTGTTTTGGGAGTAGGATAATAATTAATATCAATTACATTATTTAAATTATTTGTAACAACTTGTGTTACCTCATATAATTTGTCGTAATCAAAAGTCTTATCTTCTTTAACAAACATTGCCAAACCTAACGAGGCTAAATTACATACAGCTGTTTCTTTTGAATCAGAATATTCAATAATTTCAGTACATAAATTAGAACTTTTAATAGTTCCAAGATTTTTTTGATTAGACTTATTATTTGCCGCGTCCTTATATAAAATATAAGGCGTTCCTGTTTCTACTTGCGAATCTAAAATCTTAATCCATAAATCGCGCGCATTTATTTGCTTGTTAAATTTGCCCTCACTCTCATATTTTAAATATAATTCTCTGTAAGCATCGCTATGGCAATCGCTTAGTCCTGGGCATTTATCCGGACAAAATAAACTCCAAGTTTTATTACCCATAACTCGCTCCATAAAGAGATCGCTAATCCATAAGGCATAAAATAAATCCCGACATTTGCTTTCTTCATCTCCGTGATTCTTTTTTAAATCTAAGAAGTCCTCAACATCTGGATGGTGTGGTTCAATATAAATAGCAAAACTTCCATTACGCTTACCTCCCTGATCAACATAGCGCGCCGTTTTATTAAATACACCTAACATAGGAATAAGTCCATTTGAAGTTCCATTTGTTCCTCTAATATAAGAACCATTTGCGCGAATATTATGAGCGTGTAGTCCAATACCTCCTGCCCACTTAGAAATTTGCGCACATTCTTTCAATGTATTAAAAATGCCTTCAATTGAGTCATCTTCCATACCAAGTAAATAACAAGAACTTAATTGTGGTCGTGGAGTTCCAGCATTAAATAGTGTTGGAGTAGCATGAATAAAATATTTTTGCGACATTAAGTCATATGTTTCTTTAACTTTTTCCATATTGGAACCATGAATTGTAATTGCCACACGCATAATTAAATGTTGTGGGCGTTCAATAATTACTTTGTTACAGCGCATTAAATATGCGCGCTCTAACGTTTTTAAACCAAAATAATCAAAAAAATAATCTCGTTCATAATCAATCATAGCATTAATACTATCCTTGTATGTTTCTATAATTTCCATTATAGAAGTTTTAATTAATCTAAAACTATTGTTATTACTATCTCTGTAATCGTATAATTTTTTAGTAGTTTCATAATAACAACTACTTGTATTTTTATGTAAATTAGACACAACAATAGCACTTGCTAATTTTGTATAATCAGGATGAATGGATGACATAGAAGCACATTGTTCGGCAGTTAATTCATCGATTTTAGTAGTTTGAATATTATCATATAATTGGTCGATTACTTTTATTGCTAATTGAGCAAAAATAATATGTTGTAAATTAAAATGTTTTCCTAATGATTTAATGCGCTTTAAAATTTTGTCAAAAGAAATCGCCTCCCTTTTTCCATTACGCTTAAGCACATACATATCTAAATCATTAGATTTATTATTTCTCATAATTAATTTATAACTAATAATATTTATAAATTAATTTTAAATTATAACAATATATTATATAATATATAATGTATTATATAATGTATTATATAATGTATTATATAATGTATTATATAATATTAAATTTTAATTAAGCACCCCGCTTTCGGAAAATCACTTTTTTCTTTGTTTTCTTCATATTTCATTTTTTGCTTTTTACTTATACGCTCAGCATAAGTTCCCGCCTCTTTTTCTTCAATTAAATTATTCCAAAATATTTCAATATAAGGTTGAACATTTTTAAACCATAATTTATTTCTTAATACTAAAACGCAACTTATAACTTCTAATTTCCAATAAATATTTCTTACATATGTTTTATTGTTATTCTTTAAAAGTTGTGTTTGTGTCCAAGTAGTGTATTCTTTATTATCAATTTTGCTCATAGCAAACGGAGCATATTCATAATGAACACCACCATTTGTATCACAAAATTGCATAATAAAACCACGATAGTTATCAGAAACATCATCTAAATAATCTTCTTGTGATAAATATTCTGAAAACTTGGTTTCTAAAAAATCGCACTCATTTAAATTACATACTTCCATTTGTAACTGCATTTGTATCCAATATGCCGGCATAGGAATACCGTCAATTTCTCGCGAAACCACATTTTTTATTTCAAGCATTCTACCATAAAGCGGACTATTTTCATCACATACAATACCGTCTGGAGATGCGGCAATATAACTATATTTATTATGTTTAACACAACCAAATTCTGATACAGTTGTATTGTTAATAAATTCATAATATAAAATAGACACCCGTTCAAATTTCTGTCCCCAGTGCATTGGGGAATTTAAATTAGTAGTTTTAAATTTATTTAAATCAATTGGTTCTGATTTCTCAATAATTAATTGTGATTGACTATAATCACTAATAAAAATTTTATATATATTAGATGCTGTAAGTGCGGAGTTTCTAAAAATATACCAATCATCGCTTCTTTGTTCTGGTTGTGGAATAGTTTTCAAATATGTAAGTTGTGATTTAATTTTAATAAAACTTTGAGAGTCTTTTGCTAGACTTGATTTTCTTACATATGTTTTTTTATATGATCTTCTTGGTATATAAAATTTAAATACTATATTTTGGCACAACTTAATAGTTAAACATAATAATTTATATGCTTCAGTTTCACTAATACTAAATAATTTACTTAATAAGTTATTTTCTATATATTGAGCAACTAATAGGTCATAATGTGCTGTATATATTTCTTCGTATAAATCGCAATACATTATTTGTAATAATTCAGAATTAATGTAATCTAACATATAGTCTATTGTGCTTACTAAAAATTGCGAATAATTTGTTTCTATTTCTTTGTTTGTAAGATCTAGTACCGATCCAATATTAAATTTTGTAATTAAATAATTAAAATAGTTAGTATAGTTTATAGATTTCATAGAGTTCATTATTTAATAATATAATTAATATTATTAAATTATTATTATATAGTTTAATAATAAGATAAATCAATTTTTATAAAATTGATTATTTGAAGAATTCATTGTTCGAGTATTTTTATAGTTCTGGTTTTTGATTTGTTTTCTTGTGGTAGGCACTTTACAGTTGATATATGTTTCTCGTCTTTTTTTAACGCAAAAACTCTGTTAACATTATCAAAATGTAAATTTGGTATAGCATTAATAATTCCTTTATCTTTATCATAATTAACATCTTTTACCTTAGTTAATGCTTTACGTTCCAAACATTTTAATAAATATTTTTTACATTTACTTACTTCTTCCTCATTTAATGTATATTTTTTTTCTAATAATTCTACATGATTAATTAATTTTTTTACTTTTTGAGTTTTATCTAATTTGCTCCAATTCTCTTTTTGATTTGCGGATGTTTCATCTTCTAAATATTTTGATAAAGTATTATTATTAGTATTATTTACATCGGGAACTATTTCATGTCCATTGAGCAACATTGTTTTATAAGCAATGTTTTTTAATTCTTTACAATAATCAGTTTTTTCTTTTTTGTTTTTGTCAGATATATTGTTTTTCGGGTTAGATTTTCCTTGTATAATTTCATCTAATGTATTAGTTTTTTCTGTATTATTACTTTCATTGTTACTTTCATTGTTACTTTCATTATTGACTTCTTCTTTTAATGCCAGCATTATATTTTATTATATTTAATAAATTTATAATTTTATATATTAATCATATATTAATATATTAAAAATAAAATATAAAATAATACTAACATATAGTTGGATAATGAGCAAAACAATATTATGTAAATTGTCTAAAAAATTTAATTATAAAAAAATAGAAAGTATTGAAGAAAGTATTGAAGAAAGTGTTGAAGAAAGTGTTGAAGAAAGTGTTGAAGAAAATAACACTACTGCTAATATAAGTAGTGTTAATATAACTAGTGCTAATAGAACTATTGTTAATAATAATTCAATAAGTGAAAAAAAATCATATTTACAATTATTAAATAAAATTAAAGCTTCAGTTGCTGATCCAAAAACAAGTATTACAGATATAAGTTCTAGTATAATTAATGTATATGATAATTATGAAGAGCAATTATTATGCTTACATAAATTACTTAATGACGTTGTGTTTGATGAGAAAAAATATTTTATTCAAGCATTAAAAAATAAACTAGACTCATATAAACAACAAGACAAAAAAAAAACATACGATGAATATGATAATTTTATAACATTGGAAAATGTTATAGAAAAATTAGTCGCCTATAATATGAGATGCTATTATTGTAATAGCAAAACATTGATATTATTTAAAAATTTGAGAACTGATTATCAATGGACTCTTGATAGATTAAATAATTATGATGAACATAGCAATGCTAATACCATAATATGTTGCTTAAAATGTAATTTACAAAGACGCAGGAAAAATAGTGAAAAGTTCAAATTTACAAAACAATTAGAACATAACTTATTACTTTTAAAAAAAATTGATTAAAAAGTATTTATTATATATAATTAGTATTTATAAATAATAACTGTTATTATATTAAAAATGTCAAACTTAACTGCTAAAAAATCAAAACAAATTAACAAAATATTAGAAGTGTTAAATAATACTACTATTTCAAGTATTGATTATGTATCAACAAAAGAACCCTTTTTTTGGAACATTAATAATAGACAAGCATTTCAACAATTTAATAATTTATTTGTCGATGCTCAAATTCCAGAAGGGTTAAATAACAATATCAAAATATTATATCAAATTTTAGGAGATCAAAAAAGAGAAATTTATTATGGACAATGGACTATTATGAGTTTAAATGAAGCATTAGAACGCTATAAAGTAATTTGTGCTAAGGGACAAAGTAATGTATTTGATATTGGTTATAAATATGAAGGCATGGGATATATTAGTGTTTTGAGTTGTGATTTGAATAATCATCTATTATTTTATAGACCAGATGGTGGTTCTAATGACTATGATAGACAATATAATTTCAACGAATTAATTAAAAATGGATCACAACCTTATAAAAAGTTTTATTTTAGTGAGTGGTTTTATAATGTATTATAAACAAATATTATTGTTTATGTTTGTGTTTTCTTGTTTTTCTTGTTTTTCGTCGAAAAATGCGTCTTTTCTTAAATGATTTTTTGTTCTTTTTATTATGGCGTTTTTTTTTTATGGTTTTTCTTTTCTTTAGATTACGAAAACGACTACGAATCCCATAAGCAAGTGTTGGATCTACGGGTACAGTTTCAATAACTAGTTGATTTTTATATATGTTGGGATTTTGTTTTTTTTGCTCGTCTAGTTCATCTGGTGTAAGATAAGCATAATGAACATAAATTTTATCACCGTAATACTTGTAAGGTTTAAAGTTTCCATATTGATTAATCAATACATCATACGAAAATTCAGCACAACATGACAATGGAGCACGACCTTCATATTTATAAATAACTTTTTCATACTCTAGTTCTCTCATTCTATCAATTGTTTCTGGATTAATTCTTCGATCAGGATCACCCGATTTAATGTAATCTGGATTATCATTATATAAACCTGAGTCATTTGTGTCTCCTCCTATAACAGCTAACTCTGGAGTAAAGACAAATACTTCTCTTGCTGCTTCCATGTAATCTCCAATTGCCGGTTTAAGCGATGTTTCTGTTAAGGCAGGCTCATTTGGTCCGTGTAAGTTAATTAATACTACTCCTGGATTAGATGTTTTAACACAAGAAAAATTTCTACCAAGATTAGTAGGATTGGAACTATAGTTTGAATGTAATCCTAAATCATTACCGTAAAAACCATCGAACTCTCCCAGAACGTCTGTGTTCCATATTGTAAGTACTGTTGGATAAAGTGAGTTTCCACCTTTGATTACTTCTATCGAATAAGCTACAAAACCGTAGTTTTGACCATTCTTACCTATATATGTACCTGTTGTATAATACGAACCTCGTGGTAAACAAGATTTTCTTTCATTGATGTATGAAACTTTACCTGACGCAAGAAGTTCTAATAATGCTTGATAACCTCCATTAAATGGCGGGTTTCTTTCAATCATGTCTCTGTCATTCATTTCTTGAAAGTACATTATAGTTGGATTTCTTAGATTAACAAAATAATCTACTAAGTTTGCTGCGTTTTTCCAATATGCTCTTCGATCGGGGTTTTTATTTTGCGCTACAAAGTATGCTTCACTGCCCGTCGCAATACCTAAATCACTAGCAAAACTCATATTATAAGTTAATGCTATTAAAGGTTCTTGTATGTCCTTTAGAAAAAACTCCATAAATACAGGTTTGTGGTCAGATGTTTTTGAAAATCTAGGGGGTAAGTAAACTTCTGACGGTGATTCTGAAACTTCAGATGATTGTGACGATGATTGTGACATTAGTTATAATATTTAATATATTATTTTATTAAAATATTTTATTAAAATATTATACATTATTATAATATGGCAAAAACAAGAAAAGTTGGACAACGGAGAAAGTTAGTAAAAAAACAGAAATCTAGAAGGCAGGCTAGAGGTTATGAGCAAATGGTTCCAGCTTATCTCTCTAAAATGTTAAATAAAGTTAGTTTAGATACATATAATAGAGAATTTGTTGATAATGGAAATCCATCAGTTGTGTCAAGAATACTTTCACATTTACCCAAGAGAGACGTAAAAGGAGCAATATATAGAGCAGATAAAGCAGACTATGAGCGTCGTTTGAGAGAAGCACTTGTACTTAATAAAAAAATATTAGGTGATCAAGAAGCGTTAATAAAACAATTAAAAATGTCGGGCGCAGATGGACCATCGCGCAGAACACGAAATAAGGGTAGACACGCAACAGATCCAGTACTTGAAGATTTAGAATTAGAGGCGTATCATACTAAGTGGTCTATTATGCAAATTGAAAGTTTATTATATCGTATAGAAAGAAACGCGTTAGATGACCTACCTCAAGGTTTTACTAATTATAGTGAATTTCGTACAGAAGCACCTGGATGGGATATGCCAAGAATGACATATACAACAAGATTTAGACCGCCTGGATATCCTAATTGGAGATAATTAAATAATTTAATTATATATAAGTTTAGTTAATTTTTGTTTTTATCTTTATTTTCTATGTTTTCTTGAATTAGCTCTAACTAATGGTCTTCTATGTGTTGCTTTTATGTTTCTTCTTCTTTTTACTTTTGTTTTACGATAATTTTTTCCAGAAGCATTTGCTGCCGCATCAGCCAGAATATCAAGTCCGGATAAAGACTGAGCTATGTCTTCTAAATTTAATGGTAAAACATTTTGACGTTGAACAGGTGGCGGCTCAGGACGATTAGACATAGACACAATGGGACTATGATAGCGAGGACTATAACTAGAACGACTAGAACGACTACTAGAACTTGAGGCACTAGAGCGACTACTAGAACGTGAAAGATTATATGCTCTGGGATTATCTCTTTGTTCAATACTTTGCGCTAAATTATCAATACCTCTAAGAGCAAATGTATCAATCATAGAAGATATATTTCTTAAACTAGCTATTATAGTCTCCACATCAGTAGGTTGAATAGGTTCTCTATCGATCCAAGAAAATTTTTCTCTTTGTGAAAATATATGAAAACTATACATAGTCATTTCTGCTAAAGATGTAGTAATTCTGTCATTGGTGTTGCCATATAGCAGGTGGGAAATTCTAGCAAAAGTATCGTTAAAATCATTTAAATCTTTATTTATTTGTTTAACAAATATTCTCAAGGCAAATAAACTTGGATGTGCTAAATATGCTGAAATAGTTCCATTTGCCGCGTCTCGAATAGCAACTAGTTTTGATTTCAAGCCTATTACTAGTCTATATTCTTCTGATATAGGCGACATTTTATATATAATAATATTAAGTATGAAATGTTATAGTAAATTATAGTATGAAATGTTATAATATTTTATTTTTGATTTTACGTTAGTGTTTGCGTTTTTTGCCTTTTTTATATGTAGAGCGACGTTGTCTTTTGCCGCGTGCAACATTTTCATTTATAGTTAATGATAAATATTCGTTATTCATTGTATCGATGTCTCGTTGTAAATCGTATTTTTCTTGCGTTAATGTACGTATGCGTTCATTTAAAGAAATATAATTTTTTTGTGCATTAGTTAAGTTTCGTAGCATCGATTGCGCTTCTCTTCTTAGTGGTCTAATATCTTCACCAATATGAGCAGTAATAACATCAAGAAGACGAATTGTCTCATTATAACGACTTCTTATACCTTGTTCATCGTTGGGATTGGTTCTACTATAATCATTATAGTGGCGTAGTGACCTAGCATATGTATTTCCAAAATTACCCTCCGTTTCTTCTTGATTGCGTCGCGTTATTTCTTGAGTTAAATAGCGCACTCGCTCTCTAGCACTATTAGCTGTGTCATTTGCCAATGTTGCTTGTTCATTAAGTCTAGTTATTTTAGTGTCTAATTTAGCTAATTTAGTTCTTAGTTTTGCTATTTCTCTAAATAAAGTTTGTCTTCTATTAAATATAACTTGTTGTTGTGATGGTTGTCGTGATGATACTCTTCTTGTTGGTGTTGAATCTATTAGTCGAGAAACTAGCGATGCGCTTGCTGGTGTTATTGTAGACATATTATATTATAATATAATATAAAATAAACTAATATTGTATTAGTATTTTTTTATACTATCCTTTCTTGGTTTTATATTTTTTGCCTCTTTTATATGTAGTGCGACGTTGTCTTTTACCGCGTGCTTGATTTAACGCTCTATCACGAATAAGTGCTTGTTCAAGTTTACGCTCAAGGTCACTTATGACCCCTATTATATATTGTTGTCCTTGATATAAACTATGATGGTGTTCGCTTGCTAGTCTGTATGTTTCTCGTGCTAGGGCTTTTTGTTCTATAATAGGAGCAAGACCTGTATCCATTAGCTCATCAAAAAGAGCGCTAACATGATCAAATCTTGGTTTTAAATTATTAAAATAATTTATATCGGTATCTTCATCTTCATTGTTTACATATTCAAACCACTGCCTCTTAAGTTCCCTATATTCCATTCCTAAGTCGGACTGATTAAAATTCGTAAGAAGTGTGTATCTTAAATTATCACGTTCTGTTCTCAACCTTTCATAGCGCTCGCGTTCATCATCTCTGCGTCTTAATGCTTGGTCAACTTCAATTGTTATCGCATCTAGTGCTCCGCGCTGTTGTCTTAAATCGGCTTCTAGTTCTATAATAGTATTTCCTAAAACGGTTCTTCGCGCTTCTAAAGCCTGTGTTCGTCGCGCTAATGCACTTGGTGTATTTTGTCTTAGAGTTGCTGATCTTAAACGCATTCTGGGAGTTCTAATAGTATTTTGATTAATAGTAGGCATATTATAGTTATATTAATATAATATTTCCGATAATAATATAATAATATATTAAAAAAATATTAATTAGCTAATTCGCATTATTAGTTTATACAAATGATAAATAATAATAAATAGTCCAATAAATCCTAATGAAATATATGTTTCTTTACTTATTTTTTGTTGTAATCCAAAATAAGCCAGTGCTAAAAATCCCGGAATAAATAGTATATAATGAGCAATGTAAAGTAAATTTCTCATATTTGTAAAGTCTAACTTAGGAAGTGGAACAAAGAATACTATTGCTAACCCTAATAATCCTAATAAATAATATATTGGTTTTGCTGACTTATTTTGAAAATAACCAATATAAACCAATGACGCACCTATAACTAAAATGTGTAGTATATTGACGTATTTCATTTGTAAATGTAGTATTCCCATTTTATTTTATATTTTATATAAAAACTATATTATATTTTAAGATTTCCAATATAATATTTTGGTAAAATAGTTTTTTTTACATAACTAGGATGGCCGTTGGTTATAAAAAGTTGTGTGGCATCTTTTCCAAGTGCTTTCATAATAATCTCTCCTCCAGGATGTTTTGGAATCCAAGAACTAATATTATAAACCTTATTTTCAATTATTGTCCAAGCATCCTTTTTTGTATTATGTTTTTTTACTTCGTCTAGCGAAAACATTTTTTTATTATGTTTGCTATTTTTACCGCCCAGTTTGCGTGTATGTTTTAATGACTTTGTTTTCATAGTTGTCATTAGTGTATTAGTCAATTTGGAAATACAATTTTCAGATGTCATTAATGCCCCTTCACACCATGCCTGATACTTTGAATAATTCTCTCCAACAATAAAAACATTTGGCAAAGGATTTAATAATTTTGAACTTAAATAATCTGAATCTACGTTTTTTTTCCAGCACGCCACACCAGCATCCCAAAAATACATTTTTATGTATTTACTTGGCGGTACTTTTATGTTATAAATGCTAAAAAGTTGATTTAGTTTTATATTTAGTTTGTTTTTAACAAACTGGATTCCTTTTTTGGCACGTAACAAGTTCCAAAATCTCGCATTAGCACAATCGCTATAACTACTCATTATTAGTCCATTATTTGGATTAATAGGAATTACAAATTGAACCTCGCTATTTGTAATTGTTTTTTCAATATTTTTAAACCAAACTTCTCCGTTTGTTTTATTATAAATTTCAAATATTCTTAGTAAATTTATAGAATTTATTGAATTTAAATCTCTCAAAATAGGTTTAAATAAATCAAATTTTTCCAAACTTTGTTTGGGTAGCGCACATATTACATATTTAGAATGTACATTATAAACTTTTGATTTACTATAATTATTTATAACTATTTTAAATAAATTATTGTTATTATTATTTTTTGTAATTATATTTTCAACACTTGAGAGATTTAATAGTGTTATATTTTTTGATTTATAAGATTTTGTTTTTTTAATAAGATCCAACATATTCTCTATTATTTGCTCTAGTCCCCCAAGCAATGTAAAAAACTTTGACTTGTTATTATAATCGTGTTTAAAATATTCAATGGCATCATAAGCATTAAATTCATTTAAATCTGAAGAATATTCAAAAACAGATTCTACTTTTTGAAAAAATACTAGTGACACATACTTTTTTATTAATTCACTCAAATAAAATTTTTGCAGCATTGCCTTGCCTAATTTGAAAACCAACGGACTTAAGAAGAATTTTGTTAATTTGGTCATAATGCTATCTTTGAAGTGTGTTTTATCACGAGCATTATTATTTTCTGATACTTCTATATATGTTTTAGTATTGGGTATATCAATAATTTTAGGTTTTAGACCAAGTTCATTTATTAAATTATTTATAAGTTTATGGTGATGTCCTAGTCGTCCTGCCCCCAAATCCATAATATATTCTTCGCCATCTACAGTTTCTTTATAAGAATAAATACGCCCACCATAGCGCTCTCCTGACTCTAATAATAGAATTTTTAGGTGTGGATATTTGCTAGACAATTTATATAAAGTGTATATACCTGAGATGCCTCCACCAATAATTACTAAATCATAAACGTTAGTATTATGCGTATTATGATTTTTCTTATTTGTTTTATTTTTTTGTGTATTAGTCATAATTGTATATTATTATGTTATAGCAAGATAATAATATAAAATTGTGTTTTAAAAATAGTTAGCATTCTCTCATTTTCTAATTGGCCAAACTCCTAAGTATATTCATAGAATTAGTAACGCGTTCTCGTGCTTGTCTTAATTCTTCGCGGGCATCTTCTTCAATTTGAAGTAATCTATTATAAGTAGCTGAGTTTATACTTCTTAGTCTTCGACTCCTCCTATTAGATTCTTCATAGTTGAAAGTGTTGAATGCCGCATTAGTCAATGCTTGTGTTGCCAAGCGACGTTCTTCTAATGCCTGATTTCTATTATTTAATGCTTGTTCATAAGTAATATTTGGATTTGCTAAATGTGCGTGGGCATTGTTAGGTATAACTGTTCTACATAATGGGCAACTAGCATGACCACTGCGTAAACTACGTTGTATACATTCAGCATGGAATCGGTGAGTACATCCTAATCTTGTAATAGCTTCATCTTTTGTCATTGGATCATGACATATAGCACATTCATTTGTTTTTTCTAAGTTAGCATAAATTTGCTTAATTGAGCGCGAATGTCGTTTTCTAGTTTGTTTGCCTCTAACGCGTTTTTGAATTCGCGTAGCAGCTGATCTTTTTCTTGACGATGATCTACGTGTTGGCGAAGGCATATTATATCTTATTATATATATAAAATATAATATAATAAAATATAATACTATAACACTATAAAAAATATTACATATATTCCGCAAACTCTATATTTGCTATATGACTGCAAATTCTCCGAGCATTACGCGCATTGTCTCGTGCGCGTGTTAATAATTCAGAAGTTATAAAAAACATATTACTAACATCTTGTTCTAGTGTTTCATCATTTATGTTTAAACTTCTATAGTTATTATAATTATAAGAAGCTTCATTATAGAGTCTACGTACATAATATTCGGTTTGGTCTGCGCTATATTGATTACTTAATGAATCAAGCAAATGTATATTTGGAATTTCTGGAGGGTCGGGTAGTTGTGGTCTTAGTTGTACAATTTCGCGTTCTAATGATTCTATTTCTCGCATCCGTTCTAATATATATTGCCTTCGTAATATTGGGTCTAATATTAGTGGTTCGTATTCAGGTTCAGGTTCTGGTTCTTCTTCTGGTTCTACTGTAGAAATATAAGGTATATTAGTTATGCGTTGCTTACAATTAGGACATTTTCCTTGACTTCTAACTAACCAATTTACTATACAATCTTTATGGAATCTATGACCACAAGGTAATGCCGTAGCAACATTTATAGTCAAAGGTTCTAAACATATTGAACAATCATTATTTGTTTGCATATTACTTTTTACTCTTTTCATTACTTTTCTAGTTTTGAAACCTCTATAATTTGTTTGAATTTTACGACTTGCTTTTAGTTTGGTTACATGCTTTCTAGTTTGTTTACCTCTAATTCGTTTTTGAATTTTTTTAGCTGCCGAACTTCTTAAACGTGATGAACTACGTGTTTTTGAAGGCATACTAAATTTATATTATATACTATATATAATATAATATAATATATAAGACTATTAAAATACTATAAAATATTAAAACATAACCTTATTAAGGATAGCCACTTAACATTAGTGAACCAAGATGGTTTGAAATTCGTAATGCATTAATCGCATCATAACTTGCAACTTCTAATAAATTAGCAGTTCTATTAAAAACAGCATCAATGTGTTGTTCCGCTATTTCATCATTAGTACTTGGTCTATCTTGTGTGTTAAAACTTTCATAGTTAGTATAAATAGTATATGCTTCACTATAAAGACTTCTTAAAGTAGTCTCAGTATCATTTGCTGTTACTTCATTAACTACTGCCTGTTCATAAGTTATATCTGGAATTTCTGGCGCATCAGGCAGTAATTCTCTCAGTCGTTCTATACTTTGTTCTATAACATCTAGTTCTTGATTGCGTACTATTAGGTGTTGTATTAGTTGTAGCGGTTCTAAATCTAATAGTTGTCTTCGTTGTATTGGATCTAATATATTTGGTCGTGGTGGTAGTAGTGGTTGTGGTTGTATTTGTCGTTCATTAGAAGGATAATTTATATTAGTTACAACCGCCCTACACTTAGGACATCTTCCACCAGTGCTGGTCAATGAACGCCTTATACATTCTTCGTGAAATCTATGTCCACAAGGTAACGCAATACGAACATCTGTAGTCAAAGGTTCAAGACATATTGGACAATCATTAATTGTTAACACAGTATTTTTTTCTCTATTTATTACTTTTCTAGTTTTGAAACCTCTATAATTTGTCTGAATTTTACGACTTGCTCTTAGTTTATTTACTTGTTTTCTAGTTTGTGTACCCCTAATTCGTTTTTGTATTTTTTTAGCTGCTGAACTTCTTAAACGCGATGAACTACGTCTTTGTGAAGGCATACTAAATTTATATTATAGTATATTATATTATATAAATAATATAATATAATAAAATATAAAGTTATAAAAATAGTAATACATTACATAAGGTCTGCTGGTTCATCATCACCAAGTTCATCTACAATTTGCGTAGCATTATTCCTAAGTACTTGCGCGCGATTTAATAAATCAGACGTTATATAATACATATTAGTAACATCTTGGTCAACTGGGTTACCATCTATTCTAACATTTCTATAGTTTTGATAATTTTCAGAAGCTTCATAAAATAGTCTTCGTATTTCAGTTATAAGTTGGCGTGCGTTATGTTGAATATGTAATGCTTGATTTAAAGTTATATTTGGTATTTCTCTTGGGTCGTCTAGTTGTGCCATGCGTTGTTGTAACATTTCAATTTCACGCAACCGTTGTAATATATATTGTCTTCGTTGTGTTGGGTCTAATATTGGTGGTGGTGCCGGTGGTGCTTGTGGTTGTTGTGAAAGCGGAACATTACCAAATGTTCGATTTGCTCTTCCTTCTGGTACATATGGTATATTAGTTATAACACTCCTACAAAGAGAACATTTTCCTTGACTTCTAGATAACCAATTTTGTATACAACCTTTATGGAATCTATGTCCGCAAGGTAATGCTGTAGCAACATTTTCAATCATAGGTTCAAAGCATATTGAGCAATTATTATCTGTTTGCATAGTAGCTTTTACTCTTTTCATTACTTTCCTAGTTTGTTTGCCTCTAAATCTTGACTGAATTTTACGACTTGCTTTTGACCGTAGTCTTTTTCTACTTCTAAAGTGTTTCTGAATTTTTTTAGCAGCTGAACTTCTTAAACGCGATGAGCTACGTCTTTGCGAAGGCATATTATATATTATATATTATATAATAAAATATAATGTAATATAATGTAATATAATGTAATATAATGTAATATAATGTAATATAATGTAATATAATGTAATATAATGTAATATAATGTAATATAGTAAAATATACTAAAATATTTTATTATATTATATTATAAAATATATTATGAATTCTACCAAGTCAAATTTAGCAGCTAAAAATAAAAAACCTATTTTTAAAAATAATAATTTGACGCAATTATTTAAGTTAATAAGCGAAAAAAAAGGATTTTTTGCTCTAATTTTAGCAACTTTAATATCTCAACTTTCTATTACTTATTATGTAAGTGAAAATGTTAAAATAGAGGAAGAAGATGGTAAAAAAAAATTTAATAACAAAATTATTGGAGCATATATTGCAGCATTTATCATAATTTTAATTTTGGCATTTATTTCTATGCCCACATGGTTAAAATTTATATTATTTTCTATCTTTTCTGGTGCGTTTGGTGTAATTTTAGGATATAGAAAATCTGGTGTAGATCCTGGTATTGTTAAAAGTGCTTTAGTTGGAACAGCTAGTATTTTTGTTACTATGTTTGCTTTTGGACTAGCATTAATAGCAAGCGGTATTAAATTAGGGTTACAATTTGGTTTAGGTTTGTTTTTTGCTTTATTGCTGTTAATAATTATTAGCATCGTAAATTTTTTTATTGTTGAATCTTCGTTATTAAAAAAAATACTAGTTATTGGTTCATTACTAATATTTTCAATATATATTGTGTATGATACTAATAATATATTACAACGAAATTATAATGGAGACTTTATAACAGCATCATTGGACTATTATTTAGATATAATCAATATTTTTAAAGGGTTATTAACTGGACTGGAGTTTGATGAATAAGTAGACTCAAATTTTATTTATAACTATATTAACCTCATTTGCTAACTCTTCGACCAATGGGTCATTTTTATAATCATTTATATATTTTATTTTTGAAATACCACTTGAAACCATAAGTTTCATACAATTATAACATGGATAATGACTAATATACGCTATACATTCATTACAACTAACTCCTCGTTTTGCGCAATCAGTAATTGTATTTTGTTCAGCATGAATAGTAGCAATATTATGATTATCTTTTATAATCATTTTGTGTTCGCATCCAGCAATATAACCATTATAACCTTGTGCTATAATGCGATTATCTTTTACAAATAAACAACCAACTTGAAGGTGCTCACAAGAAGATCGGGACACAGTTAAATTAACAATACTTTTAAAATATTCATCCCAAGATGGTCTATTATTCATAATTATAATAACTATAATAATTATAATTATGAATAATATTTATATAATTATTATTTTTATTATTTTTATTTTTATTTATGATATTTTATTTATGATATAAAAGTATGATATAAAATTTTATGGTATAGGAATAAATTTCCACCCTAAATCTTCACATATTTTTTTCCATATTTGGTCTTGTTCTATGCGTTTTTCACGATCTTTTAACATAGGAAAATAAGGCAAAAAACTGCGTTCATTTAGCAATTCACATAATTTATATAATGTATAATAATAATTTAAAAAATTAACTCTATCTTTAGGACAATATTTGGAATAAGGTTTTTGTAATTCCATAAATAAATTACATAATGTTTCTTCAAGTTCCGCACTCATTATTGGGGGTCTTATTCCCAATTTATCTTTTATAAATGGTATATGTTCATAATATTTATTATAACCCAAGTTTTTCAATATTTCTTTGGTTTTCTTATTTGTTAACTCATTAAGACTTATGCGTTCTTTTTTAATTTGATTTTTAATATTTTCAAATACCTCATCTGGTATATTTGTGCTTTCTTTTGCTTGAAATTGTGCTAATATTTCTTTTAAATGATTTATTCTTTTATAAGCATAAAAGCATACTTCTTTTGGTGGTTCTTTATAAGATGGTTTATCTATTTCAATTAAATATTTAATACTATTGGAACAATTACTACATATAGACATTCCTTCACTTTCTACATAAACCATTTCCCCTTTTTTACATACATTACATATATCAGATGGATAAATAAATTTATCATAATTTAAGTATTTAGAATCAATATTATTAAAATATTTATCTATAAAATTATTATTGTTTGTTTTAGTATAATTTTCATCTGTCATTTTAGCATTATTTGTTTCAAAATTCATAGTATTATTTGATCCATCTGAAATATTTAATGAGAAAAATTGTTTTACTATATTATTTTTATCCGAATTCTCAAATGTATCATTAGTAGATATATTCTTTTTATTTTCAAAATAGTCAAAAATGTATCTAGAATTATTTAAATAGTAATTCTTTTCTTTAGTTTTGAGAGATCTTATCATATTTTTATATTTATTAATGCTATCTAATAGTTCCAATTTATTTTTTGATTTATTTAACATGGATTCAAGTTTATCGATTTGTTTCAAGTATTTAGGAATAACTACTTCTTCATTATATTTGAAAGATTTTATTATTTCATTATGTTTGCTATCCAATGTAGTTTTAATAGCATTAAATTTTTTCATTTAGTGGAGACTATATTTTTAAGGTAGTAAAAATTTATATAATAATATTTTTAATTATTTAATTTAGTAATTAATATAATTCTTATTTAATTATTTAATTATTTAATTTAATTATTTAATTTTTATTTAATTATTTAATTTAATTTAATTAAATTAAATTACAAAAAATTTTTTTCTTTAGGAATATTATAAAAAAATGGCTGGTGGATTAATGCAATTAGTCGCCTATGGCGCTCAAGATGTTTATTTAACAGGTAATCCTCAAATTACCTTTTGGAAAGTAACTTACCGTAGACACACCAACTTTGCGATGGAATCAATTGAACAAACTTTCAATGGTCAGGCTGATTTCGGTCGCAGAGTTACTTGCACCATTTCGCGCAATGGTGATTTAGCTTACCGCACTTACTTACAGATCACTCTTCCTGAAATTGGTCAATTTTTAGGCAACGGCGGTGATGATGTATATGCCAGATGGTTAGATTTCCCAGGTGAGCAATTAATTTCTCAAGTTGAAGTTGAAATTGGTGGTCAGCGCATTGATCGTCAATATGGTGATTGGATGCACATTTGGTGCCAATTAACTCTATCAAAAGAGCAAGAACGTGGCTACTACAAGATGATCGGTAATACTACTCAATTGACATACATTTGCGATCCAGATTTTGCGGAAGTCGATGGTCCTTGCTCTGCTGATGGCATCCGTCAAGTTTGTGCTCCTCGCAGAGCTCTACCAGAAACAACCTTATATGTTCCCTTACAGTTCTGGTATTGCCGCAATCCCGGTTTAGCCCTACCTTTAATTGCTCTACAATACCACGAAGTAAAAATCAATTTAGACATTCGCAATATTGAAGAGTGCTTGTGGGCGGTAGATAAACTTGATGGAACTGGTGTAAAAGTTAATAACGCATACAAACAATCGCTAGCCGCCGCGTCTTTATTTGTTGATTACATTTTCTTAGATACTGATGAGCGCAGACGCATGGCCCAAAATCCACACGAATACTTAATTGAACAATTACAGTTCACTGGTGATGAGTCGGTTGGTTCGTCATCAAACAAAATCAAATTAAATTTAAATCATCCATGCAAAGAATTAATCTGGGTAGTTCAACCAGATTCAAACGTTGATTATTGCTCTTCGATAACAGCGGGCAGCGAACTAAACAAACTATTAGGTGCTCAACCATTCAACTACACTGATGCGTTTGATGCCTTACCAAATGCTGTTCATGCGTTTGGTGGCAAGCAAGCAATAAGTTCATCGGGAACTGGCAGCACCAACTTTATTAATGCCAGTGGAATGTTCCAAGATCCATTTGCCAATGATGTTTCTACAAGCGGAGCGGTAGCGAGTGGATGGGGTGGTGCCTCCAACACTACAGACTCGGGTGTTTCGGATGCTGGAACTTTCGTCTTAGCCGAAACTGCCTTAGACATGCATTGCTGGGGTGAAAATCCAGTTGTTGTTGCCAAATTACAATTAAACGGCCAAGACAGATTCTCGGAACGTGAAGGAACATATTTTGACTTAGTTCAGCCTTTCCAGCACCACACTCGTGCGCCAGACACAGGCATTAATGTTTACTCATTTGCGCTAAGACCTGAAGAGCACCAACCATCTGGCACATGCAATTTCTCAAGAATTGATAATGCCACATTACAGTTAGTCTTATCCAATGCTACTGTTTCAGGTGTAAGCACTGCCAAAGTTAGAGTTTATGCGGTTAACTACAATGTGCTCCGCATTATGTCGGGTATGGGTGGTCTAGCTTACTCGAATTAAATATTTTTTAAATTACTAATATTTTTCTATTAAAGTTTTCTTTTATTAAAACAAAACTTTAGTGCTTTTTTAAATAATATATTTTAAAATATATAAGCATACTATGAAAACATCATTAGTCACAAACAGTTTTTATATTACATATGTTTTCTTAGTTACTACTACAGTAATTACGTTCATTGAAGCGTTAAGAAGTCCTATTCCACAAGTCCGTCATATTTTAAATGTAGAAACTTGTATTTCAGTTGTTGCTAGTTATTTTTACGGATTATTTATAGCCGAAATAAATAAGTCGCAACAAAATGCAGAAAAAGCAAAAAATGAAGAAAACGAAGAACACAAGTCTGTCGAGAACATTCCTATAGAAAAAATTAATAATATGCGCTATACTGACTGGGTAATCACCACTCCTTTTATGTTATTAGTCCTTTCTATGGTTTTGGGTTATGAAAATAAAATAGCAGTAAGGTTTAAACCGTTTTTACTAGTTATGATTTTAAATTTTTTAATGTTGGGTTTTGGATATAGTGGCGAAATAGGTTTGTTAAATAGAGGTTTAGCAAGTTTTATGGGTTTCATATTCTTTTTTCTTACATATGGCGCAATTTGGAAACTCTTTATGACTTGTTCAAAAGCAACATATCAATCTAAACTAATATTTTGGGTATTTATAGGTATATGGTCTTTATATGGAGTATTTTATCACGCAAATGAAGCAACCAAACTAATAGGATACAATATGTTAGACTTAATTGCTAAAGCGTTTGTTGGAATTTTCTTTTGGTTATATTTAACAAAATCTGTAGTATTTTAATGTTTTATTTTAGTATAAATGAATATTATTTCAAATACTATAATTACAAAAGAAGATTGTAAGAGAGAAAGAAAGCATAATGCTGTAAAATTACCAGAAAATATAGAACAATGTGATGTACCTATTTATGTTAATTATTATAAAGAATGCTATGATCAAAAAAACAAATGCTACAGAGAATATTTTAAAATAGAAAAACATCCTCACAATATACATAATAAATTATATGTATCATCTAAATCAAATAAAATAAATATATTAGAAAAATTAGAAGAAATTAAAAAAATGTTATTAATTATTGAAGAAGAATACGAACATTATAAAAAAAATAATGAAACACAAGAGGCTGTAAAAGACGATACTCAAGAGGCTGTAAAAGACGATATTCAAGAGGTTGTAAAAGACGATACTCAAGGGGTTGTAAATATTTCACAAAATAAAAATTTTTCAATTGCCTTACCAAAATATATTGCTATCAGAAAACATGAAACAGAAGCACATAAATATTATTTAATATACGATAAAAAATCAGGCACTAAAAGAAACACATTAAAAGCATTATGTTCAAATTCAACATTATTAAAAACAAATTTAGAATTATTTATACAAAAAATAGAAGAAAAATTTGCTACATAATACATTACATAATATATATAAATATATCTAAATATATTATTATTATTATTTTTGTAATGTTTTTAAAATTACAAACAAAAAATTATAAATTTAAAATTGTCCTCTTAAATGAGGATATAATATGCTATGTCAATAATTTAACAAAGATAAAATGTCATGTTTGTAATAAAAAATATAAACTACAGCACGATTTTTATAAGAAACAAAGTAAATTTTATTATTGCTCTAAAAATTGTTACCATTTTATTTAATTAAAATGGATATTTAGCTTCTATTAACCATTGGCAACAGTTGGTATCTAAAATTCTTGTATTATTAAAATGTTTTTTTAATAATTCAACAATATTTACACTATAAGGACTAGGTGGATCATACTTATATATTTGATCAGCAATACCTATATACACTAAACCATCTGGATTTAAGAGTTCTTTAATTTTATTCATTACATTAGTATATTGTAAATAAGGCATATTCCATAAAAAGCATGTAATTACATCAAATTTATTAGAATTGTCCATTGTTAATAAATCTTGCTTTAAAAGTGTAATTTTTTTATTAACCCACATCTCATCAAAGCGTGAAGAGTCTATATCAATACCTACTACACTTGATGCACCAACTCTTACTAAATTTTCACAATTTGCTCCACTTCTTGTTCCAATATCTAAGCAGTTTTTATTAATAAAATTACAGCAATTTTTCAATAATTGAGTATAAACCTCACGAGCATAATAATCATTAATCATTTTTTATAAAAAAAATATTTTAAAATTTATATTATCAATTTTTTAGTTTTTTGAGTTATGCTTCAAAACAAACTATTATAATAAATTTCACTTATTACTTCTATTAATTCACTTGCTAATTTGTTTTCATCAATATCAAAGAAGCAATGTATCTTATCAAGGATTAATGATGCTTCATCATGTGGCCATAACTCCCTGTCTCCTGGTTCGCGTAATAAAGTATTATATACATAAGTGATTACAGGAATGTCTTGACAGGTTATGTTAACTTTCTTTATATGTTCAATATAATCTTGAACAAATGGTAAATCTATAGTAAATGTTATATCAGTAAATGTTTGAGGATCTTTAGCGAGTCTATATTTCAAATATTCAATTATTAAACTTTCATTAATATAAGCATTATAAATAGTTCGCGCACATATGTTTTTAAATTGATTTTCTATAAATGCTCCTGTAAGTAATTCAATATTAAGATGGGGTTCATAATTAGTTTTTTCAATTAACATTTGCTGCTTTAACATTTTATAGTAAATATTGATTAGTAATAAAAATAAATAAGTAATCAATTTTTTTTTGCAAATTATTAAAACAAACAAAAAAAAATTGATTTAAAATTTTATTAACATTAACAGTAATATTAACATTATATAATATGGCAGTATTTACTCAAGAGGTTGTTGCTATTATTGATCGTTCAGGTTCTATGTGCGGTAAGGAGCAAGATACTATTGGTGGAGTAAACTCTTCACTTGAAGTTATTAAGCAAGATTTAAAACCAGATGAGCAAGTAAACGTATCTATTAAATTATTTGATCATGAAGAAAAATTGTTAATTAGATCATTAAATATTACAGAAGTTAGACCACTTGAATTAAGACAATTTGTTCCACGAGGACAAACAGCATTATATGATGCTATTGGTTCAACTCTTACATACTTCATGGAGAAAAAACTTCATACTCCAAATTGTTATGACAAATGTTTGATTTATGTTGCTACAGATGGTTGTGAAAATTGTAGCAAAAAATTTAATGCGAAGTCTCTTAAAAAACTTATTACTAGCGCACAAGAATCATACAATATTGAACTCATTTATTTAGGTGCTAATCAGGATGCTATTTTTGAGGCATCCAAAATTGGAATTTTACCAACTCACGCTATTAATTATAGTGAAACACAAGATGAATGTATGTCAGCATATAGGTCTGTTGGAAATGTTGTAAATAGGCAAAAAAGTTGTTTTGAAACTGCTTTTACGCAAGCAGAACGCAGCGAATCTTATAATGTTACCACGCCTGAACCAAGTGCTCGCAAAAACGAACCACCTCCTTTGACACGTCAAAAAAACATTAGATCTTGCACTAAATAAATTATTTCATAAAAACTCAGGCACTTATTAATAATATTATATAAAAAATATTTTTTTTAACTTATAAATTTTATAAATTAAAAAAAAGTCTTCATACATTGGGTGGGGTTCGAACCCACGAGGCCGAAGCCATGCGAACTTGAGTCGCACCCCTTAGACCGCTCGGGCACCAATGCTTAAAAAATGAATAGAATGTAGCAACCTATTAATCTTACTTGTAAAATAGTCTTTATGTTATTTTTTTATCTATTATGATTAATAATTTTTATCTATATTTTTATAAAAAATATAAATAAATAAAATAAAAAAAAAATCATAATACATTGGATGGGATTTGAACCCATGAGGCCGAAGCCATGCGAACCTAACTCGCACCCCTTAGACCGCTCGGGCACCAATGCTTAAAAAATGAATAGATTGTAGCAACCTATTAATCTTACTTGTAAAATAGTCTTTATATTATTTTTTTTTATATTTATAGTAGAACATTTCTTATAGTTTTATTAATATGATAAATCAAGGGAACATAAAATATGGAAGTTATATTTATAATATATAACTTAATTTGTTGTTGTTTTTTCATATATACATAAACATATTTAATATCAAATGTTCCAAATGTTGCCCAATAACACCATAATAAATTAGTTAAACACGCTAAAAACGAATGATAGAATGTAACGCTCTCGGGTATATAAATATTTACATATAAAAATGGTAAATTATGTAAGATCATATTTCCAATATGAAAAACAGGGAGTGGAAGTTTTTTTCTAATAGCCATTCTTTTAAAAGTTGTGTTATCTATAAAATATGCCCCATTAAATGTTATAAAAATTATATGATTCCAACAATAACATATACTATATAAATAATCATACTTTATATAATCGTTATAGGGTTTAAAATAACATAAAATAAACAATGCTATGTTTATGTTTGTAAAAGGAATAATGTTCTCTCTAATAATAAACTCCATTAGTAAAAATTAGTAAATAATTAATATTTACTAATTAATAGTGATAAATATTTAAATTATGATTACTAAATATTTAAATGCTATTGTTTGATTAATTATTTAGCATACGCTATTTCTTTAAATTTCTTTTCTATATTATATAAAATGGCAACTAGACAAGCACCACAAGAAGGTGCCAACAACTTTACATTAGGAACAAAGAAACGAGGCAATGATGGCAATATGTGGATCATAATACAAACAAAAAATAGCAAACGGTGGTCTAAACTGAATGAAAACAAATTACAGAAAACAAAGAAAACAAAGAAAACAAAGACAAACAATCAAGGAACTAATCAAAATAAAACAAAGAAAACAAAGAAAACAAATAAACCAAAGAAAACAAAGAAAAACATAATTAAAGATATATCATCAGAGAGATTAAGACAACTACTTAAAAAATATAATGTAACAACAAGAGGTTCAAAAGAAAAGATGGCACAAGGTTTATTTAGATTGAGCAGTTCAACAATCGAAACCCCTGATTTAGAATTAATTTATAATTTATTAGATAAAGCCCAACAAAAAAAAGCAACAAAACTTATAGAGGATAGAATTAGTAAACCAATTACTAATTATAAGGGAATGTATGAACCGCCAACCAAACCAATTAGTTCCATGACACGTGAAGAGTTAATAAAGAATTTACAGAAATTTAGAGACAGTTGGGAAAAAATTACTACGCGAGATCAAGATTTATCAGATGAACGTTTAGATGATGAACCAACTCACAAATTACGAAACTTAATTAAATTTTATTATAGTAACAATGCCAAATTATTAGCTGAAGATTGGTTACGTAATTATGTATAATGTTAAAAATATTCTACCTTTAATAAAATAAAATTGATTACATTATAAATTTTATTTTAAACAAATATATATAAAACCTATATACATTTAAATGCCGCCTCTTATTGTATCAATTGATGGAAATATTGGTTCTGGAAAATCTAGTGTTATGCGTTATTTGGAAAAAAATTTCGCAAAATTTTGTGCTTCAAAAGACAATACTTGTAAAATATGCTTTTTACAAGAACCAGTTTCTAGTTGGGAATCAATTGGAGATGCTAACGGAAAAAGTATTATTACGCACTTTTATGAAAATAATGAGCGCTATAGTTTTGCGTTTCAAGTAATGGCATATACTAGTCGTTTGTCTTTGTTAAAGGAAGCATTAAAAGAAAATTACGATGTTATTATTAGTGAGCGCTCCGTTTATACAGACAAATTTGTATTTGCAAAAAGTCTATATGAAGCTAAAAAAATGAGTCTTATTGAATATATAATTTATTTGAACATGTTTAAAGAGTTTCAAACTATTTTTCAAGATTTAAAAATAGTTTATATTAGAACTAAACCAGAGATTTGTGATTTGCGTGTGCAACAGCGGGGTCGCCTGGGAGAAACTATTCCTATTGAATATTTAAAAGATTGTCATCATTATCACGATGTGTGGTTAAATAATTCAGAAGCAATTGAACAAGGGTTAGTATTAGTCATTGATGGAAATGAAGAAACAAATACAAGCCAATTTATAGACAATAATTTTTACGACGAAGTAACAAGAAAAGTGTATGATTTTGTATTTACATTATAATAATAATTACAATAATATAAATATAATATTAAAATATTGTAATTAAATATATAATATTTTATATAATATTTTATAAATTTTTTTTATAGTATATTATTAAATGTCTGTCACGATGGATTACATAGTTAATAAAATAAATGAAATAATAAAGTTTTCTAACGAAACTAGACATGCTACGCATATAGCAATCCCAGAGACTAGGCTGGTGAAAGAGATATTTAAAACGGGCGTTGGAACACACGGACTGCTTAATCCCGATATTAAACAACTTACATACATTACAGAAAGGGATATTATAGGAAAACCAATAGCAGGAAAAAACAGGAAAAAAGCAACACGAAAGAAAGCAGTGAAATACTAATTTTATATTTAGTATTTTTTTTATAATATTTTATTATATTATATTATATAATATATGCCATCCCCATTAAGTTTATCAAATTGGACTAGCAGATTATCTAGAAGTCTATCTACATTACAAATCTTACCACGACGCAGTACAAGTAATAACACTCTAAAAAATAGAAAAGCTACTAAGATTCAGAGAACTTATAGAGCACATGCCAAAAAACTCGAAACACAGGCTGAGCATCTTTTTTGTAAAAGTAGAGCTGCTAGAACGCAGGCTGCAAAAGAACTCGATAAAATGGCTCGCGATGTTGATGAAGATAATATTGATACTATTGTCTATCATTTATGGCGCGACCTAAGCGACAAGGAACATGCAAAGTGGATAGCCAAGGCAAAAAAAAAGTTGACACAACGAGACAAAAGCGCAACAATTAAACCTGTACCTGAATAGTTGGTGGATTAATATTTTTTAAAATTTAAATTTAGCATAAAATAAATAAAACTATAATATAGAAAAATATAATATTTTATTATAATATAAATGCCATCACCACAATCATTAAGTAATAGAAGTTTAAAAAATAAAAAAGCAACTAAAATTCAGTCAATTTTTAGAGGACGCAAAACGCGACGAAAATTACAAGTCTTACAAAAAGCTAAAATAAAAGATGAAGCAACACGTCTCTTTGGTAAAGTCAATAAATCAAAGGTAAAACAAGCGATTATAGACATGGGGCGCGATGTAGATAAAGAAAGAATGGAATATATGACTTATGAATTGTTTACTGATCTAGAGAAAGATGATCCCGAAAAATACGCATGGTGGATAGAAAAAGCAAAACAAAACTTATTAAAACCAAATAAAACTAATGTTTATAAAAAAGAAAATGAAACATCAAAGCAAAAAATAAATTATAAACGATGCCCTAATGGCACACGAAGAAATAAAATAACTGGACTATGCGAAAAAATCAACTAATAAATGTGATGTTAATGAATGTGATGTTAATGAATAAAATATTATGTATTATTATGTATAGTAATAGTATAATACATAATAATAGTATAATACATAATAATAGTATAATACATAATAATAGTATAATACATAATAATAGTATAATACATAATAGCGTAAAAAAACATAAATATACTTTTATAATGCTACATCCTATGTTTTCAGATTCTACATATTTTAATGACTATATTGAGTATTTAAAAAACAATAGTATAATTGCGAATAATATTAAATTTATTTTGCCAGAGTCTCCACTAATGGACATAGATTATCCAAATAATAAACAATATAATGTTAAATCGTGGTATAATTATTATACTTGTTATAATAATTTGAGTAAATTGGATAAAATAAATAGTGATGATTATAATTTACAAACACAGAAAATTGTGTCTATTATAAATAACGAAGCCTCTGTTTTAAAAAGTTATAAAAATATATTTATACTAGGTGTTTCACAAGGAGGGACATTATTATTTAATATATTAAAGTTTTTACCTGAAGCATTGGGGGGATTATTTTGTATTAAATCTCTCTATATGTATAAGTATATAAATTTAAAAACTAATAATGCGACTCCTATGTTTTTTTTTAGTGGAAACAAAGATGATGTGTATAATTTAACATTTCAAATAAAATGCTCAAAATTATTAGAACGTAATTATAATATTAGTTGGACTATTATTGAGGGGTTAGATCATTATGAAAAAAGGGAAGAAGAATATACATTTGTATTAAAATATTTCTTACTAAATATATAATCTTATTATTTAAAGAATAGATTTTTATTGAATAGGTGTTATTGAATTATTAGCATTATTAGCGTTTTCTATTTCATTAATAAAATTGTATGTGTTAGTTGTAAAATTTTTTAAATTTTTAGACAAAGTTCTCAATTTATTAATAGTTAAAATAATTCGCGCTACTATTATTGAATCACTAATATATGTTATTCTTAATTTTTCTAATCCAGTTAATGCGCCATCAATTGCCTCTCTTAATGTTTCTCCTTCTTCGTTGTGTTGTCCAGAAATTATAAAATCACTTATTTTTTCTATATTATTTGTTAGTTGTTCTATATAACCTATACTGGTTTCTCTATTATAATTATTGTACCAACGCGTTATTGAACTTCTATAACCAAAACTATCAACACATAATTTAGTTGAACCAGGTAAAGTTAGCACTCCTAATTTGTCATTATCATTTAATTGTTTAATAACTTCTAAATCTAATAATATATGATTAATGGCCATTTTATTATTATAAATTATTAAATTATAATAATATGAATTTATAAAAATATGAATTGTATTTTATTAATTAACAATTAATAATTTTATTTTTTATTTTATAAAGCACTTACTTTTTTATAATATAACTTGTATTGCTAGTCCCTTTATATTTTAAAATATCTATAATTTTTGATGAAGTAGGAAATTCTTCATCTCCATATATATCTTGTAATAATAACCATTCAAATAAACCTCCTATATATACATACAAATTTACAAAACCCAATTTATATAATTGCGTATATTTAATAATAACTCTATTGTCCGTACAATTTTCTCCATATATTACAATTATGACAGTTTTATTGTTTTTTAAACAATTATTTAGTATTTCTTCTTCTTTTGAAGCATGAATAGAATTTTTTATTAAACAATCTTGTTTGCTATAATCCATTGTATTAATTAATAGTACTTTTTCGCTTCCATAATTTATACATTTTTGAATATACTCAAAATTGACTTTATTAATACTATTATTATTGCCCATAATTAATATAAATTGTTTCTTTATAATATTATATATTACGAAATGTTATATATTAATATTAGACACTATAAAAATGTTTAATTAAATTCTACGGTTGTAATAATAAATTCTTTTTTTATTGATTTTGATGCGTTGCTTGAAAGTTCCTCTCGTTTTTTACGGGTCTTATTAGTGTTAATAGAATTAGCAGAATTAGCAGAATTACCAGAACTAGTCGACGAGTAAGAATCATTACTTTCTAATGATGTTGTTGATGTATTTGAGTTTAATGACGAATTTTTTACTTTAGCCGAAGTATTTCTTAAATTCATATCGTTTTCAATAATTTTATAATTTTCTTCAATATAATCTAATATTTTATTTTCAATACACCATTTAAAAAAATTCAATTGACCCAACGTTGTTTGAATACAAGTTTCGTTTTTATAAGGAACATTTATTCTCTCCCATCTACAAAACGGATCGAATTTTTTCTTACTATATGCTTTCAGTTTCAATTTATAATCGTTATAAACTTTAACCCTGTCGTTTTTAATATTATCTAATTCATATACAATATAATTTTTCTTGGAATAATTTGTGACAAACCAATCCACAATCCTAAGTGATATTTTGGATGTTCCATTTATAATATTTATCATTTTATCAAAATTATTGTTACTATTATAAAATTGTAATAATTTTTCTAATAATAAATCACTTTGCGTATCAATTGTAGTCATTAAATAATATATATTTAACTATTAGTAATTAATACTATTTAAATTGTAATTTTATTAATATAATAAAATATAATAAAATATAATAATGGAAACAGTTAAGAGCAATATTATATCAATTAGAAATATAATAATAACTAGTAAAACTTGTGATCAACTTATTGAATTATATAACTATTTTGAAGAAAATAAAGAGTTAAACTACGAAAATTTTAATGACATTTTAAAAAAAATATTGCAAAATAATAATCACAATATTTTTCTATATATAGACGATACTAATAATATTTTGGGCGCTATTACATTATTAACAGAACAAAAATTTATTCATAATGGTAAATGTGTTGCCCACATTGAAGATTTTGTTGTTAAAAAAGAGTATCGCTCACAAAATATAGGCAAAGACCTTATGAATTATGCTATTAATTATGCTAAGCAAAACAATTGTTATAAAATTATATTGGATACTGATACCAAATTAGTAAATTATTATAGTAACTATGGTTTTGTTAATAAAGGAGTATATATGGGATATTATTTTTGAAATAATCATAACAAGTATGTATTTATGTATTTATTTATTTATTTATTTATTTAGGCATTTTTGCTAATACTTTTAGTAATACATAAACCATAGAAGCAAACATGACACTATTAAATATAAAACCGTATAAATTTGGGTTGCCGTCGTCTTTAAATAAGAAGGGAAACATATTTTTACTATGTTTTTTTACTGCTGGTAATTGAAATAAAAAATATAACAGTGCTATTATAATAGGCAATTGCATTTCGTAAAATAAAGCATCATATAGATTAGCATCACTAGTTTTTTTCTTATTTTCTTCTATTACTTGTTGTGGTGTTTCATAATTCTTAATATAGTTTTCTGGAACTTGTGGAGGCGGTATATAATTTGGTTGCGTTTGACTATCATTTGCCACTTTTACAGGATCAATAGGTATATCACGAGAAGGTAAAGCAGTAGTTCCATTTGCTGCTGCTTTTTGAATTTGACTGATTAATTCATTATAATTTGGTTGTTGTTGTTGAATTTGATTTTGATTTTGAACATTATTTCCCATAGTTGGATTATTTTGAGTTTGTATCATTGGATTTTGCATTGAATATCCGCCATTTGGAATCAAATTATCCATTGTAGACATTTGATTATTTGATTGTGATAATATTTCAGTTTTATTTAAAACTATATTTTGTGGTTGTTGTTGCATCATATAGTCTTGGTGGACATTATTATTTTGTATAATAGAACGAGGGAGTTCATTTATTGACGTTATTCCCGACGAAGAAGACATAGATGCTATTTAATATAGTTTCCTAAATATTTAATATATTAAAAACGCAATATATAATATTATTATGTAATAGTACTATACATTTAATTTATAATATTTAATCCACATCTTCCATGCTTGTTTCTTCTTCTTCTTTTTCTGCTTCTTCTTCTTTTTCTTCTTCTTCGTCTTCTTCTTCGTTTTCGTCTAAAGAAAGACCTAGTTTGATCATTTTGTTAATTCGATTAACAAATGTTGCCGGTTCTTCAATATTAAAACCACTAGCAATGAGCGATGACTCAAAAATTAAATTAACAAGATCTTGTAATGAATTATTATTTTCATTGCTTAAGCGGTCCTTAAGTGCTTTAATAATAATATGATGTGGATTAATTTCCATTGTTTTCTTGGACATCATATATGAACTCATATTAGAATCGCGCAGTGCTTGTGCTTTCATAATTCTTTCCATATTTGCCGACCAACCGAACTCTCCAGTTACTAATACACAAGGAGAATCAACAACACGCTCACTTAATACAACTTTTTCAACTTTATCTCCTAAAATACTTTTAATTTTATCAGTTAATGGTTTGAATTCCTCTACATATTGTTGCCAATTCTTTTTAGTTTCTTCGCTTTCATCAAATTTTAATCCTTCTTTTGTGACACAAACTAATGTTTTACCTTCAAATTCTTTTAATTGTTGAACACAATATTCATCAATCGGATCAGTCATAAATAACACTTCATAATTTCGTTTTTTACACTTTTCAATAAACGGAGAATTTTCTACAGATTTTTGCGACTCTCCAGTAATATAATAAATATGCTTTTGTGATTCGGGCATTTTATTTACATACTCTTTAAATGATACCATTTTATTCTTTGATTTTGTGCTATGAAACATTAATAAGTCGGCTAACTTTTCACGATTAGAAGTATCTTCGTGGATTCCAAGTTTAATATTTTTGCTAAATTGCTCATAAAATTTAGTAAAATCTTCCTCATTTTCTCTAATTTCGGCAAATAATTCTAAACATTTTTTAACAATGTTTTTCCTAATTACTTTTAGAATTTTATTTTGCTGTAACATTTCGCGCGAAATATTTAGAGGTAAATCTTCGGAATCTACTACGCCTTTTACAAATCCTAACCAATCAGGGATTAATTCTTCGCAATTATCTGTAATAAAAACACGGCGCACATATAATTTAATGTTTCCTTCTTTTTTTGATTTTGATTCAAAAATATCCACAGGAGCGCGCTTTGGAACAAATAAAAGAGATGTAAATTCTAATTGACCTTCTACAGAAAAATGTTTTACCGCAAGATGTTCTTCCCAATCATTGCTTAATGATTTATAAAATGATCCATACTCTTCGCTTGTAATTTCTTCTGGTTTTTTTGACCAAATGGGTTTTTGTTTATTTAATAATTCAAATTCATGAACTACTTGCGTTACCATTTTTTTAGTTTTAGTTTCTTTTTCCTTTTCCTTTTCCTTTTCCTCATCTACTTCTTCAATATTTGGTTCATCTTCGCATTTGTCGCAAGTTTCTCCAGTTTTATCTTGATCTTCTTTTTCATTTTCATCTTTTTCATCTTCATCTTTTTCATCTTCCTCTTCTTCTTCTTCTTTTGACACGCTTTTTTCTACATAAAGACCAATCGGATAATTAATAAACTCAGAATGTTTTTTAATTAAATCCTTAATGCGTTGTTCTTCTAAATAATCTAATTGGTCATCCTTTAAATAACAAGTAATTTTTGTTCCGCGCCCAAGTTTTTCTCCAGTGTCGTCTTTTTTAACTGTAAATGAACCACCAGCATTAGATTCCCATACATATTGCTCATCATCATTATTTTTAGAAGTAACAACAACTTTTTCAGCTACTAAATATGCCGAATAAAACCCAACACCAAACTGACCAATCATATTAATATCTCCTTGTGTTTTCATTGCCTCCATAAATCCCTTTGTTCCCGATTGAGCAATTGTTCCTAAATTAGTAATGATTTCTGCTTTAGTCATGCCAATACCCGAATCTAAAATAGTTAATGTTTTATTTACTTTATCAGGAATAATACGAATATACATTTCAGGATTGCTTTCTAAAACACCTGCGTCTTTAAGAGAATGATGCCTAATTTTATCTAGCGCATCTGATGAATTAGAAATTAACTCACGAAGAAAAATGTCTTTATTAGAATAAAATGTATTAATAATAAGCGACATTAACTGATTAATTTCAGCCTGAAAAGCAAATGTTTCTACTTGTGTGTCCATTATATATATTATTTATATACATAATGGTTTTAAATAGTTTAAATAATATATTATTCGTCCTCTTTGCGTTCTTTAAAATAATTATATATTTCATCTTTGAATTCTTGAGAGAAAGAGTTTGTTGGAATTATTATTCCACTTGAATCATATGTTATATGTGTATAAGGACTAAATTTATAATTCATCAAAATCTTCCATCTTTCTGTATATTTCCGATTTATTTTAGAACCGTGATAATAATGCCGTATTATTCCTGGAGTATATCCTAATCTTAATTTAGACGCGAAGTTTTGATATAGCAACATACTATTATTATAATCTATATGGTAGTTAGAGTTAGTTATTGAATTAACTTTATTAATTAAAGACATAGCAATAATGCTATCGCCTGATCCTAAGATTCCTTTATCATATAGTCCATTTATTTTTTCATATGCTTTTCTTGTTATTGCCCACGCATATCCAGGATGCCAATAATCTGTCCCTTTTGTTGTATAGTTTTTTTGTTTTTCAAAACAATAACCGAAACTATTAAATATGTTCAAATTATTTTTTTCTTGATCCATGTCAATACAATGACTAAACAATTGAACAATGTCCTTGTATCCATTCAAAATTTTTAACGTATCTAATGCCCAAGTAGAACTATCAAATTCTATATCCGCATCTATCCAAGCAAATGCTTTATAATCTTTAGGTAATAAATATTTTACCCCTAAATTTATCATATTTTCTTTATGCCATAAAGGGACTTCTGTTTTTAATTGTAAATGATTTTTATTATTTTTATCAGTAATTATAAATTTTTGGTTCCCATATGCGAGTTCTACAATAAATAAATTAACATGTTCTTCTTCTTCTGTTATTCGTTTAACAAATTCTTTTAATAATATATATCTTTTTGCGTATAAACAAGGGTTTGATATAACAAGAATAACATTTAATTTTTCTTCTAGTGGATCATTATTGGCAATCGCCATTTTTGTAGAATTTACTTTATATTCAATATTATCAATTTCTATATTGTTTATAATTGTCATTATATATATATTAAATGTCTTGAATATTTAAATATATTTAAATATACATAAATTACGTAAATACATAAATTACGTAAATACATAAATTACGTAAAGTTAGTTGAATATCCTAATGTTTTGCTTTTTGAACCGCAAGGTATATTTTCTTCTACTAAAGTGTAGCACTTTGTTTTTTCGCTATCACTGGCAAATATTTTGTCTCGCAACTCATTATGTTTTGGACCAATAAATTTATAACAATCTCTTGAATTACATACTTGTCTAAAGATTGTCGATAAACCTAACCCTAATAATATAGATAATATAATTTTCCCTATATTTGTGTGTAATATATTCTTTAACATATTCTGAATCATATTATTGTAATATATATAATATGATTATATATTATAAAAAGAAAAAAGGTAATTTCTCTCATCTTAAATTATAAGGGCAAGAGTTTTATTTTATTTTTATCACTTGGACATTTAACATCTTTAATTTTATAAGCATAACAATTTTCTGCCTCGTCTTTATATTCTATTTTATCTATATTATTGGGAGTTGGATATACTTCTACTTTTCTATTATAATCAAAATTATAAATATAAATTACTCCTAGTAAAAATGTTATCAAAAATATAGTAACATTTATATGTTTAGTTGCGCTTAAAAATTTTTGCTGTATATTTGTAAAAAATTTGCTCATTTAATATATACTTAATATAAGATAATACTTTTATTGAGTATAATATATAATATAATTTTTATTTAGTTTCAGTAGTTAATTCTATTATTAAATCTTCTAAATTATAATTGTTTTGGAAAAATATAAATTGATCGTGTTCATTTTTTTCTATATATGATGATTTGTATTTTAATTTCATCAATTCATCTCCTAATAATGAGAGTTTGCTATTATGTATTTCAACAGCACTTTTTAAATAACTCATTTCCCCCGACGATTTAAATAATTCTAAAGCATCGCTATATTGTTTTTTATTAATTTCAAACTCTTGTATTTTTTCTTGTATTAACACTTTTAATTCTTCATTATTTGTTATTGAGTTATATAAATTTACTAAATTATTATAACTTTCTTGACTGTTATTTAATTGGTGTTTCAAAGTTTCGAATAATTCAACTGCTTTTTCCTCTTCAATATAGTTAAAAAGAAAGTCTAATTTGGTAGTTATTATATTTTTTTTATAGTTTTCTAAATTCTTGTGGGTTGTTAATAATTTTTCAGTAATTGGTATAAATTTTTTTCTGGCCACTGATAAATCTAATTTACACGGACTAACAGTATTACCACAAGTTGCCCGCAGTAATTCTGGTGTTTCTGTGAAAATTGTTCCTCCATCTTGCTTACAATTTATACATTTTGGTTTATATTTTGCCAGTGTTTGTTTTTTTTGATCATACTCTTTACCATAATCACCAGACAATTCGGTAATTTTTTTTTGTTTTAGCAACATATATTTATTTTTCAATTTATAATATTCTTCTAATTGTTCATAATAATTAGTTAATTGAATGGATGCCATAAATAACCTATATTTTAGTAAAATATTTAAATTTCTTGAAGTATATTGTATTTAAGAGAAATATATTGTTTTATGTAATAAATTCGCTTCGACGTGAATACCGTAATCGGGCAAATTTGTTATCATATTGTTTTTAATTTTTTGTTGATTATCAATATTTTGACGATTGTAATATATTAATTTAGACATAATATAGTCTTTGTCTTTCATACTTTTTTCATAATATTCTGTGCTAGATTTATTACCTTTGTGTCGCATATATAATATTGCTGCTAAAACTACTATAAATAATAAAAACATTGAAACATTGTAAAAAGCATTATAATTATTTTGTTTATATTTATGACATCCTTTTAGTACTTCTTTGAAAAAATATTTGACTCCGTTGTCGACTAATTTGGGTTTTTCAGACGTATTTCTGTCATTTGTGTTATGTAAATTTGTTGAATTATTTAATTTAAAATTAGTATAATCTAATATATTGAAATTCATTAATATTAATATAATAATATAAGTCGTGGTTTATTATTTTCATATTTTACTAAATTTAATACTATTGTTTTTTATTTTATTTTAATACATTTTTAATATTAAAATAATTTATACTTATATTTATATTTGTATTTATATTACAATGACTGAAACTTCCCTACCTAGTCCGTTTGGTAGTGTAATATATTTTTTGCTCATAACACTTTGCTTTGCTGGAGGAACTATATTTCAAATTATGAAAACACAAACCACAGACAACGCAGCAAGTGCTTCTGACAATACTATGTTTAATGTTTTATATATGTTGGTAGTAGTATTTGGTATTTATTTTATCAATGTTACTATTTCAAAAGCAATGTGTAGTGGATCTATTAATTGGGGTCATATTTCTCTCGTTACTTTATTGCCTTGGTTAATAATATTTCTGTCATTATACTTTGTTTTAACAATATTTCCTGGATGGGCAAATCCGTTTTCTAATACTATTGGTTATACTATTATTGGAATTTTTGGAATTAATAAAACTTACAATAATATATTTAAAACAGGAAATGAAGCGTCAGGAAATGCTGAACTTGTTAAAGCTATAGCAAATATGAATAGCAATAGGCCAAATTTTGTTAATCAAATAAGTACTGATGTCAATGAGTTTAATGATTTTTTTAATAATATAAGCGATGCTCTTAAAGATGAAGATACAGCTAGCGAAAAAAATAAAGGGTATTTTCTTGAATTATATAAGTTATTGATTATAAAGCAATTTGTAGGTAAAATAGTTTGGTATATATTGGCTGGAATATTGATTAGTTCTATTAGTTATAATTTAATAATAAGCATGAATTGTCAAAGAACAGAAGAACAAATGAAAAAAGAAATTGAAACAAATTTAAATGCTATTGAAACCAAGAAACAAACACAAGAACAAGGTTTATAGTATAGAGAATTACTTACTTAAAATACAAATCTTTTAAAATTTATATAGCATAAAATAGTTAAATATGAAACTATTGCTAAAATAATTACTGTTAGCCATAAAGGTAATATTGTTTTATTCTTATAACCAATACCGAATTCGCGAGGTTTCCCGTTTTTATCAAACATGACATTTGGTTTAGTTACCATTATTATGGCAAATAGTAGTAAAAATACTATTATTGATACTAAATTTATATTTGTTATAACAAATTGTCTTAACATATTTAATATTATATTATATTTATAATATTAAATATTGCCCGTATTATAATTTTCCTAAATTTATTACTATTAAATTCGTTGCTATTAAAGAAAAAGCGGAATGTTTCCTAAGTTTATAGTAGGTGCTTTATTTTCTTCTTTTGTTAGTGCGTTGTCTTCTTTTTTTGCCTTGTCCAAACACTAAATGAGTTGCATATTGTCGTTGTGGTATTAATGGAACCATTATACGATCATGCATTGGAACATTCATTGCTTGTATAATTGAATCAACAAGTTCTTTTAACTCTGCCTTTTCTATTTCATTTAATGGTGGAAAGTGATTAGTTAATAAATTTCTTAATGTGTTTATTTGCTGATATAGATCGGGAAGACGTAAGAAACCTGCTACCGTTCTGTCGGGTATTGTTCTTAATATATCATTTTTTATAGCATTTAGTCTAGTTGGTGTTGTATCTGTTCTTCTTAAAGCAGTAGCAAATTTTACTAAATTACTATAAAAGTTAGGGACACGTTTTTCAAATTCCTTTTTATTTTGCATAGTTCGTGTACTTTTCTGTATTCTGGATGCTGCATAATCTCTTAATATCATATTTGTTACATCACGGTACGCCCCATTATACATACTGGCCATATGAACTTTTCTTTCTAAAAATCTATTGCCTGCTTTGTTGTTTCTTTTTTTTGTTTTACGCATCATTATATATATTTATATATATATAAAATATTATAAACTATTTTATTACTGATGTAATAATTTTTATATTATTAAATGATTAAATCATAGCATAATGTTTTAGCGTTGAACTAACAACATTAAATACATTTTCTACATTTACACTATTTCCTAATTGTTTATAACTTTTTTTATCATCAATTGCCAATTTAAAGTCTTCCGGAAATGATTGAAGTCGCGCACATTCGCGAGGTGTTATATAGCGTTTTTCTTTTCCATAAATTGGGATTTGCGATATTGCTACTAATGTTGGAAAATACTCAGATTTTTTAACCCTTATTCCTGATTGACGAATTTGAATAAAGTGATTAAAGATGCTTTCGTTTTTTTTAACAGGTCCTGTTTGCCATTCTAATTTTCCAAAAATTTCACGTTGCTTCAATAATGCTTTATGTTTTTTGAACCAAGGTTCTAAAATAGCATAATACTTTTGAACCAATGGACGATTTTTTTTTATGTAGTCGCGCTTCCATGCCGGAAATAAGTTTAACTGCTCCTCACTATAATTAACAAAAGCATCATTAATCATTAATGTAGGAGTGAGTTTTTCCCCTACTTCCATTTGTTTAATTATTTCATCCCATGCTTCTAATGTTTCTAAAATACTAGCGTTAATATAATATTTTGTAGACACATTGTCGTTATTTATAAACTTATTAAAATCAATTGTTTTTGGATCAATAGTAGGGTTTAAAATAATAGTTGGATTGCTATTTTGCGGTGGTTGTAATGTCTTAAGAACACATACAAAATACACGCGCTCTCTTTGTTGAGGAATTCCATAATTATGTGGTGATAATTGAAAAAGCGTTAAATTATAACCAGCACAATCTATTTTTTCTTTAACATAGTCAATCACTTCGCCGCTACTTACTTTTAAAATATGTTTTACATTTTCTAAAAACATAAATTTAGGCTTCTTTACTTTGGCAATCCTTATTATTTCATCAAATAATAAACCTCTTGAGTCTTCAAAACACTTCTTCTTACCACCATTACTGAACGCTTGGCAAGGAAATCCCGCAGTTAATATATCAAAATCTGGGAGTTCTTCTGGATTAATTTTTTTTACGTCTTCTACAGGTTTTATTCCATAGTTTTCAAAATATACTTCGCGGCAATCTTTATCAATATCACACGCTAAAATACATTTTGCCCCTAATTTTTTTAATGCTTGGTGAAACCCACCGATTCCACAAAATAAATCAATAAAAGTTAATGGTTCTTTTAAATTTGGTTCCATCACTATTTTATGAAGTATTATTAAAGTATTATTAAATTATTATTTAATTATTATTAAAGTATTTAATATTTTAATAAAAATATTAATAAAAATTTTATTTTTTGGATTTCTTTGATTTTCTTTTTTTTGTTTTTTTAAACTTTTGTTTCTTTATATAATATCCCTCTCCTTCTTTTTCAAGAGTACTACTATCTCTAGTTTCGTCTTCGTCACTACTAATATCTCGCTGTTTGTGTTCTCTCTTATATGTTTCAGACCGTCTTCCTTTATAATATTTAGAACGTCTATAATGTTTAGTATGTTTAGAAATTTTAGAACGCCTATAACCTTGGTTAATTTTTAAATGTCTTTTAATGCCAAAACATACATCTTTATTAATATCACGCAAATGTATATAAACATTAGTATTACAAATTTTAATAAGATTATCAGATTTATTTTTAAAAAGATGAACCAAATGGTGTATTGATAATAATTGATGAAGGTCTCCAAAAGGCTTTACTTCGTATTCTAATGATATTCCTTCGGTTTCAAATAATGTTATTAACATATCTGAAATAAACTCAATATAATTAGGAGTATAATCACAAGATTCAAACATTATAAGTCTTAATAATTCATAATGTCTAATTTTACTGGCTTCTATTTGCTCTCTAGAACCCATAAAATTTAAATTGGACTCAACAAATTTATGAGTTGATGGTTTATCACACCAAACACCCGTATATTTGTAGTCTGGTGCCTCGGGATCTTTAATATGTATGCTTTTCAAATATTCTAAATAATGCTTTTCATACAATGTTTCCAAGAATATTGACGGTGAGAATTCTGTATTCCATTCTTTTTTTGGTGAAATTTCTGTCATTATTTATATTGTTATAAAATAACAATATAAAATATTTCGTTTGTAATAAAAAGTTATGTTTTAAATTAACTTGTTAATCGTAGTCTTCGGTTGGACCATTTGCGTAATCTCCATCTTCACCATTATCATAATCAAAATCGTCGTCATCAGGTATATTGCTCATACTATATTCTTCAGCATCTATTGCCTCGTCGTTTACCGTTTGTTCATCCATTGCTAAATCATATAATTCTTTATTCATTGCCGTAACATTATTGTTTTGCTGTAATTTTTTCTCTTTTATTGCTTGTTTTTCCATTGCTTCGCGCTCTTCGTCGTAGTTTTCTTTAACATATTGTGTTATGCCTTTTTGCATTCCTTTATTCCATTTTTCTAATTTGTTATTTTTCAAAATATTTTCAATTTCGCGCTCTTCATCGGAGAGATTTTTGAGAAAATCTGTGATTAGATCCTTCTCCTTTTCTTTTGCCATATTAATTTTATCTTTTACTTTTCTATATCCATTATTTATTAAATTATAATGGTTATTCATTATATTAGAATGCTCAAGTATATAACCAACCGCGTTTTTCATAAATTCATCTTTGTCATAATCATTTATTTGTAAATTCTGTAGTTCTAATAAAAATTCGCTAGTTTCGCATACGGTTAAAAGCTCATTATATAAATTAAAAAATATATAGCTATAAAATAACATAACTACTTTTTCATCAAATATACTATTGATTTTCACGGTTTTAGATGAAGAATAGTTGCTCATCAAAAATTTATTATATAAAAAAACAGGCATAAGTTCTATTAATATTTTACACCTATTAGAAATTAATTTAAATGCCAATAACAATTCTGGTCGCGCATTAAAAGTATTAATAGCATTATAATATTTTTGCATTATGTTATAAATGTCTTTATTGTGAATATCCGATAGTTTCCAATGTTTTGGAATTGCCCCATAATTTATATTTTTATTTAACATAATCGATGGAAAAATATATAAGAAATTCATAATATAGTTTTGATAAAATTTCATATTTTCCACATCAATAGTTAGTTCTAAATTTTGAGAGAATTTGGCAAAATCGCTTTTACTAATATTGGATTGCTTACTTATTATTTGTAATATATTTTGCTTTAACAATAGTACTGATTTTCCCAAGAAATTTTTAAAACTACGAAGCTCCTGATTTTCACTACTTACAATGGAAAAATTATCTAATAAACTTTCCAATTTATTTATAAATTCATCGTCCAATTTATAATAACTATTTTGCGTATATGCTTCTATTAATATACGCATTAATTCAATGTTATTTATTATGGGATAATTTGCTGCTATATGTATTATATTTTTCTTACTTATAATATGTATCAATTCTATAAAAGAAGAAAAATTATAAACCTTGCCTTGACTTTTGAGAGAATCTATTATTTCTCTTAATGTTTTAGTACTATTAAATTCTAATGGCTTATCCAAGCACAATCCTTTTAATTCTTCGTCGATTGGCAATAAATTAGCAAAATTACAGAAATATATGAATGCTTTATAAACCAATTCTTCGCTGAAACTTGTTGTTTGCGAAATCACCTTTTGTTTAGTATTTTGTGGATTATATAGTTGTGGCGCATAAGTAAGTAGATCTATACTAGTTAACAAATTGTTATAAAATTTAACTGCTTTGTTATCTACTAATATTGAATTATCTTCGCTTGTAAAATAATCAACAGTATTTTTACCCGAATTACAGCACGCATTTTCTAAAAATGGATTGTCATTCGAATTCTTTAATAACGGAGTGTTTTTTTTAACAATATTTTGTATTTTTTCTATAATATAACAACTGCTATATATTGCCTTTGATTCTATTAATTCTTTAATATTGTTTTTTTCACCGCGAGAGAATGTCTCATATAGTTTGGTTTTAAATCCATCGTCTAGCGCGCTTATATTTTCAGATGAAATTTTAATATCATATAACGGTGGATTAAATGTATGCCAATTGTTTATAGATAAATAATCTGGTATTGCGTCAGTTGTTGCTTCTTCTGATAATAAATAAGCGCGCTTTTTATTTAAATGAACTGCTAATTCTTTGTTAGGCACAATATATCTCTCTATAAGCGCCTCCATTTTTTTTATAATAGTAGATTCAGACATTTTTAATATGCTATTCCACGGTTTGATTGAACTTTTTATTTTATTTGCTATACAAGCAATATAGGCAAGTGTTGTTTTGTCCTCTTCACCGTCTAATGGATAGCCTTTAAACGACTTAATACACCCAGGAAATGTTTTTTTAGATTTTAAAGTCGGAATATTTATTTGAATAGCATATACTAAGAAAGTTAGCGTCAATAATAGTAATGATGAGTTGTATGTTTCTTCATAACTCGGCATTGCCTTTACTTTACCCTCCTTTTTTGTAGATTTTAACATAATTTCATCATATTGTTTCTTTGTTGGAATACTAGAATTTTGAATAGTTAATACGTTATTTATAATTAGTTCATGGTTATTAACTATATTAATACCAATCATTAAGCACATCGATTTAACTATATTTAATATTATTTGCGTATTTGGATTCGAAGATTTTGTTTTAGTTAATTCAGATACTTGCGCGTCGGGATTAATAGTATATTCATTTTCTATAACAGCACTTGTATATAATTTATATCCTTTTTCATCATATCCCTCATCAGTATTAAACTCAATAGACTTAATAATATATCCACTGTATTTATCCACCCAGTAGTTATTGTCGTCGCTCAGTGTTCCTTGTGTAGCACATATGTAATCTAACTCTTTGGCAAAATCCTGTTTATTAATAAACACATTTGCCAGTTTCAACAAAAATAATGGCATTAGTGGTTGTCCTGTTTTAATACAATATAACCAGAACGGCACCTCATCTTTAATTGCTTGGCGTGTAAAATTTATACAGAATTTTTTTATTGTAGAATATTTGAATGCTATGTCCTTCATTTTCAATATTCCATCTCTCAACTTTATATATGGAGACACTATTTTATTTTCCTGACTAACGCTAGGATCCTCCAAACTTAATAAATAAGTGTTTATTGTTTCATTTTTCTTATTATTTATATTAATAAGTGCTTGAATTCGCACTTTAGAATTTTCATAATTTGTATTTATTTTACCCTTAATATCTTCTATGCTTAAATCGTATTTATTCTCAAAATTTTTCAATATTTCATCTACTTCTTTAGTAACATTTACCTTTTTGGCATCAGCAAGCGATAAACATTTAGTATCCTTTGATATACATTCCTTATTGGAATCGCAAAAAATTTGATTTGATTGAATGTAAAAATTATCTTCAAATTTAGGATCTATTATCCATACGTCATTTGTTCGCAAATAAACGTAGTTTTTATTACTTACTTTATCAACCAATATAGCATAATCACCATCGCTAACCTCTCGTTTCTCATCTAATATTGCCTTTGCTTCGCGAAATGCTCGTGGTTTAGTTAAATTCATAAGTGTCATTAATTTATTTGCTAAAAAATCTAAAAATTGTTTTGTATCCATAGCAGAACGCTCTGTTTTATATTCGTTTACTATGCTATAAAAAGTATTGTCATATATTGAATCAAAATATATAAGTTTATTATTATCATTTTCAAGCGATTGTAGCGTATTATATTTTTTAGACAATACATATTTTTCGCAAGTAGTTTCCATAGTATCCAATTCACCTTTTAATATATCTTTTGACGAAACTTGCTCAGTTGTACTAGTTTTACTCATTTCTTCATCTTTAGTTTTTTCTTTTTCTTTTGTATATGCTTTTATGAAATTTTCAAGTAAATTACCGACTATTAGATCCATAATATTTTTATTAATGCTTTGCATGAAAAATTCGGCACTGTCAATTTTGACAATATAACTATACAATTCTTCTGTGTTATTTATTTGCTCTTCGCTTATTTTATAAAAATTAAACAATTCATCTTTTAATTCTTTTGTTAGAAGACTAAAAGAATAAGTTATAGCCGATTCTTTGCTGTTATTTTGGGCCGCTTCTTTAATGGTTCTTATGAGATTTGAAAAATTGGTTTCTTCGTATTTGTAATTTTTCTTATATAGATCGATGTTTGAACTAATTATTTTTCTGATATTTTTATAATCTATTATATGTAAATTATACAAATCAATATTTAGTCCCTGTAAATCATACACAAATTCTAACAAGTTATATTTGCGATTTTCTAACGAGTTGGGTTTATATGTTGTTATATATTCTTTAATAAACGAACTGTTTGTAGGTATAAAAGATTCCAGTAAATAATTCATTTTTTCCAAATAAGGAAGTTCTAGCGACTCATCAATATTGAAATTATTAATATTTTGTAATAACTTATTATTATGAATATTTGCGTGGCTATTTATAAATTTAGATTTATCGGCATCTTCCAAAACATATTTATTGTAATGCGTATTTTTATTTAATAGTTCATGGTAATTAATAAAATTAATGTTCAAATTTGCCCTGTCGCATATATTTGTATAAGGACTATTGATTTTAGAAAAATTAAATAAAGGCAATGGCAGTGTTATAAACCCTATAATATTTACAAAATCATTTGGAACTAACTTACTGATTTTATTGAATTTCTTATTATTTACATAATAAGTTTCCAACATATTTAATCCATCATTATATACATCAATCATAAAACGACTTTTTGACAATTCACCTTTAACCATGCTATAATTATAAAAATCATCTACAATAGAATTAACCATTTCTATTTGCGTATTTACATTGATATTTTGCTCACTATAATTAGAGTAATTATCTAATAATCCAATTAAGGATTTTATATGCTCTTTATAATTGTTTATTTTTTCTTTTGAACTGTTATTTGCCCAGTTTAATGCTATAGTATTTAGTGTTTCTACAAATTCACCTAAATGTTGATAATTATACGAGTCGGCATCTTCTAAATGCTCGGTATTTTCAGTTTCATTTATTATTAAGTTTCGAACATTTGACAACACAGGTAATATGTAATATAATTTTTTATTTAAATTAAACAATTGTTCTTTTAAATGCTTATAATGTTGCCCACGATCTTCTATTAATGATGGGTTGTTATTTGCGTCAAAATGAGAGTATAATGTTCGCAATTGTTTATAGTAATTTAATTCACTATGGATTTGATTAATTACTTCTTCTGTGCGTTGCTCGGGTAAATAAGCATTTATTAACTTATCTAAATAATCATTTGTTTGTTTATCTAAACTATAACGCTGTTCGCCTTCTGACACATTTACTTCATGTTCTAAATCATCTAATTCTACTCCTAATTCAATAGTGTCTATTATTATGTCTTCCAATTCAGATTTACTAGTATATGCTTTTAAATCATAGTCGAGTTCTTGCGTATCATCCTGATTTAAAAAACTTTCTTCTATAGCATCAGAACTACTAAATGACTTAGATTTATCTTCTTGTGAAACAAGGAGTTTTGTTTCATCTAATTTTTCACGAACTATTATTTTTTCAATATTTAAATGTTCTGGAATACCAGAATAAGCAAAATCAATATATAACAAATCTTTATCTGGCAATGTAGTTATTTCTATCATATCATTTTCTATATTTGTAATTATACCATTTAGTACTTTTGGTATTGGTTCTCCAAAATAAATGGAAATGTATTTTTTCATTTCTAAATTATTCTGAACAACAAAACTTGGACTTTTATGCCTGCTCAATAATAATATATTTGCGATTGATTCTTCTTCTAGTTTTCCCGTTGGAGTTATATTTAATGTAATTATTTTTTCGGGATTTATTAATACTATCTTTTCCTGACTGATAAATTTAATAAAATATATTTTGTCATGTAATGAAACATTTGTAGGGGCATCAAATTGGATAATATCTCCTAATTGAAGTTTAATATTACTTGTTAGAAGTGATCCTTGTACTTCTTGTTCTTGTTCCTCTTCCTCTTCTTCTTGTTCCTCTTGTTCCAATTTACTCATAGTAATCTTATATTTATAATAGAAATTAATATAATTTTAATATTATTTCCAGTTAAATAATATTAAAATTATATCAAATATCAAATATCAAATGTCAAATATCGAATAAATATTATATTTATAAGGTTTAAAGGTTATTTATGATGTAATATTATTATTATAGATTAATTTCTATGGTAACTATTACAAATTCAATTAATCTTAATGTTACACATGTATTAAATAATGAAGACAATAATTTTACTATTAAAAAATATACTTTCAATAATAATGAATACAAAATTATTAGATATGTAAAGGAAAAATTAAAAACTATGGATTTATATAATCAACACGAAAAATATTTGGAAGTTTCTAAATATCGTTCTGTTATTATTAGAAATAATAAAGTCGTGTGTTTTGCTCCAGAAAAATCGTTAGATTATCCTCTTTTTGTAGATAAATATAGTACAGAAAATAGTTGGTTGGAAGATTTTATCGATGGCACAATGATTAATGTGTTTTATGATAATATTAAAGAAACTTGGGAAATTGCCACTCGTTCTACAATTGGAGCAAATATTGTCTTCTTTAATGATGTTAAAAATTACAAATATTTTGATAACAACAATTATTTTAAAGATTATTATAATCTTACATTTCGTTCTATGTTTTTTGAAGCATGCAACACTTGTAATTTAGATCTTAATTGTTTAGATAAAAAATACGTTTATAGTTTTGTATTACAACATCCATTTAATCGCATTGTTACGCCTATTATTACACCTGTAATTTTTCTTGTCAAAGTGTATGAAATTATTCATCCCATTAATAATGTGCTAAGCAGTGATAATTTAAATCATGTTGTTATTAATGAAATTGATATTCAATCATTGGTAAATACTCCGCCATATATATTTATTAATAGCAATATTAAATTTGTTAATAAGTATCCAGTTACGAATTTTCAAGAAATTAAAGATTATTATTCCTCTGGAAATGCGGGATATAATTGTGTAGGGTGTTTTTTATATAGTAAAGATGGGACACGTAGTAAAATTAGAAACGCGAGTTATGAGGAGGTGCGAAAACTCAGAGGCAATCAACCTAAACTTCAGTTTAATTATTTAACCTTGAAACAGCAAAATAAAGTTGGTGAATTTTTACAATATTATCCCGAACATACTGTCATCTTTAATAAATTTAAACTTGCGGTGTATCAATATACTAATCATTTATTTATGAATTATATTGGTTGTTTTGTTCGTAAAGAAAAACCATTAAAAGAATATGAGTTTGAGTATAAAACACATATGTATAAATTACACGAAAAATATAAGACAGAACTTAAACCAAACCAAAAATCTATTGATAAGAAGTTTGTAATTGATTATGTAAATGCGCTGCATCCTGCCCAGCAAATGTTTTTGATTAATTATAAGAGTCCTCAAGTTAAAGGTTGTTGCGCAATGAGTTATGATACTAGTGTTGTGTGTGCCAATACTTGTCCTACAAGTGTTATTAGTGAAACTTCTAAAGAAGAACAAGCGGAAAAAGAAGAAATGGATTGTTCTATTTAATTTAAGTGTTATATTTGAAACTTGAAATATAAAAATAAATAAATATTTATAATAAATATTTTAAAAACAAAATATTTATTATATACATTAATACATTATGGGAAATATATGTGATATATTTTCTTTTAACAAAGAATGTAATAAAAAACATAATAATACAAATCATGTTCCGTTTCTAGATATTTCTAATATTTATTATGATGAAGATGCCGACCCCCCGTCTTATAGTCAGTTACGTAATGCTAAAAATAATGAATATGTAGCACATTATGAGTAATTAATGTTTGTGGCGCATATGCCAAAAGTGGTTGCTATGCCGGTGCTGTTCAGCTAATTTAATCCAAACCCTCGCATAGTTAGGGGAAGCATCCCATTGTTCTGCGAGATGTTGCTCGACAAAATCAATCCCCTCAATAGGACGCATATTATACCGCGCACGATAGATCTCCGGCAATTCAATTGCTAATTTATCTATGAATTGTGCTTTCCAGACACGCACTGCTCGCCCTCTTGCTGTTGCCTGTATAATTGTTGCCGCTGTATATTTTTGCGCAACAGATGGGAACCGCTTATCTAGTGCTTCCAGTGCTTTTTTAGCAGCAATATATTCATATGCGTCAGCTTGAGCATCATCCCTCCACATTGCCGCATCAGCGACAGCATCGTCGAGATTATACACATTTGTAGAGACCGCCCCCACCCTCATCAATCCTGCCATCGCAAATAGAGGTGGTGATGCCATGTCGGCAAAGTCATCTGAGTCGTCTGAGTCGTAAGATTCGTCGGTGTCGGTTTGGGATGCTGCCTTGGTTTCCCGTTCTTGTGCCTTTGCTTCTGCCCATGCTAATGTTGCTGTCCAAGCCTCTTCATCTGATATAGGTTTAAATACACGTTCGTGTGCATCACTCAAGGCAAAGCATGCTTTATTTGTGTTAATGTTTTTGATCTCTTGTTTGATAATAAGTTTAGCATCAAGTGGTTCCAATTGTGGAACTGGAATTACCGGTGGAAAGAAAGACTTAGCAATACGCTTTGCCAATCCAGCATAGCAATTCATTGACTCTTGTTTATTAATTCTTGTTTTGTTGCTTTTAGACTTTTCATATTTGCTAATAAAAAAATATCAATTTTTTTAGACTATACAAAATATTATATAAAAGGTTATTTATTTTGAAGTAAAATATTCTTTAATAGAATTTATTAACAAAATAGAACTGTTAATACATTCTTCATAATTTAGCAAAATATCATCTTTTGTAATCGGATTTTTATAAGATAATTTAATAATGCTAAAATTATCATGCGGATGCTTCTTCAAGAAACTTACATAATTTAAATTTTTCGAATTAATAAAATATTTATCATAAAAATTGAACTCAATAATTTTACCAATAGTGTAATCCTCATTTACCAACTTAATGCTATAAGAATTTTCCATAGTATCTTCAATTTCTTGGATAAGATCTATATTTTCCTTAATTAGTTTTAATGAATGATACAATTTTTTTATTAATATATTTGTGGCTATTTCAACTAACCTAAAATTATCATAAATACCAATGGTTTCAATAATATAATCAAAACTGTCTTCTTCAAATATGCGCTTAGCATCTAAAATCATCCAATCTTTTTTCATATTTTCAATTTCTTCTTTTCCATACTTTTGTTTTAATTCTTGTTCTTTCAGTTCCCAAGCATCTTTAATTCTTACTTGATCGATAGTATTACCATAACTACACGTGCTTACTACATTAAACATTCCATCATTTTTGGCATTACTAATTGTAAATTTTGCTTCTAAATGTAATTGCTCTTTGTCCATATTTGAATCAATCTTTGGTCTTAAACGAAGCAAATCAATATAATCTCCTGTCATTGGATCGGGTGGAAATATCTTTTGTGTTTCTCCACGTGTTAAATACTTACCCGTTTTAATATTCTTTATTTGAAAATCTTCACTTGTAATATAAATAATAACATTAGAATCGTTTGATTTATTAACTTCTAAAACATATTCCTCATACGGGAAATCTTGTAAAGCATCAATATGAATAGGAATACAACTCAAACGCTGCTTAATTAATTCATTATTTAAGCGAGATTTATTAGTAAAAATTGTTACATTGTTTTTCTCATATGGATAACTTTCAATGGCAATTACTGGAATATCTGATAAAATTACTCTACGCAAACCATTAGCATAACTAACATTTATATTACTTAAAGTAAAACTTAAAGTTCCGTTTTGTTCTTGAACATTAGAGATTTTAGCTTTAGATGACATTTATAATTATATAAATATAAATAGATCTTATATATTTTCAATTTTTATTTTTATTGTTTTTATTGTTTTTATTGTTTTTATTAATTAGTTTAATTATATATTAAAAATTATTATTAAAAATTAATAATATAACTTTTTAGATGAGTTGTATATTATACTATAGCAATTTTTGCGAGAATTGTAAAAAGTTGTTAATAATATTATCCAAGTCGGGAATTAAAAATAACATTCATTATATTTGTATAGATAAACGCATACAAAAAAATAATGCTACATATGTAATATTAGAAAATAATCAAGAAATATTATTACCAAATACTATTAATGCTGTTCCGGCATTAATGTTAATTAATGACAACTATAAAGTTTTATATGGTGATAATATCACTAATTATTTAAAACCTATTGAACAAGTTGTTGTTCAAAAAGCAACAAATTTTAATGGAGAACCATCGGCATTTAGATTTGACGGTATGTCTAGTGGTGTAGTTTCCGATAATTTTAGTTTTTTGGATCAAAACAGCGATGATCTATCAGCAAAAGGAAGTGGTGGTCTAAGACAATTATATAGTTACGCAACTATTGATTATACTGACAAAATAGAAACGCCTCCCGATGATTATGTTCCAGATAAGGTAGGTGAAGTAAATATTAAAAATTTAGAACAACAAAGAAATAGTATGACTAGTTAAATAGTATGTTAGACATTATAATTTTAATATAATTTTTAATATAATTTTTGATATAATATTAATATAATTTATAATTATTTTAATATTTAAAGTGATAGTATTATTTTTAATATAAATGACTAGTGTTAATAATGTTGAGTTAGTATTAGATACTAATAAAGCAATTACATTGATCAATTTTTACAAAATATTCAAAGATTTAATAATTGATCTAAATAATTGTTTCAAAGATAAAATAGGACATATTATTCAAAGCAATAAAGATTATCAAGCTATTATAAATTATTGCCTGCCTAACTACAAAGATAATATGAATGCGGATGAATATGTTAATTCTATAGAATTAGCATCATTAAGCACTGATTTTATGGGATCTATAAATAATATATATGAATATTGTAAACGCACATTTGCTATAAGAAGTATTGATATTTTATATCAAAACGAAGATATTTTTTTAAATAAACCCAATGTAAAAGTTAATGAGGAAAATCCACAAATAATTAATACAATGTTTTTACCCGATATTGAATTTTCCGATTTATATTATGATGATACAAGTGAAAAAACAAAACAAACATTATGGAAATATTTACAACTAATATTATTTAATATTATTACCACTATTGATGATATTGCTTTTTTTGGTGACTCGCTCGAATTACTTAAAATTATTGATGGTGATAAGTTTTCGTCAAAAATACAAACCACAATAGAAGAACTATCAAAGATGTTTTCATTTAAAGAAAATACAGACACAAGCAATGAGACAAATATGCCTGATTTTGCCAAAATGTTTGATACGTCCTCTAATCAATTTGATATGTTTTCTGATATATTAAATGACTTGTCTGGAAATTTAAATAATGAGACTTCAAATAATGAGACTTCAAATAACGAGACTTCAAATAATACTGATTATACTATTCCTGATAAAGAGGAACTATTTTCGCATATTAATAAATTAATTAATGGTAAAATAGGATCGCTTGCTAAAGAAATTGCCGAAGAAACAACAAAAGATATGGATTTAGATACAGATAATATTACTGACGTAAATGATGTTTTAAAAGGTTTTATGAAAAATCCTGCCAAATTATTAGGTCTTATTGGCAAAATAAGCAATAAAATAAATAGTAAAATGAAAGATGGTTCATTAAAAGAAAGCGAACTCTTGGAAGAAGCAACAAATATTTTTAAAAATATGAAATCTATGCCCGGTATGGGAAACTTCAGTGATATTATGAAATCTATGAATTTAGACCAATTCATGCCAAAAGGAGGTAAAATTAATCCAACAGCATTTCAAAATATGATGGAACAAAATGTCAAAATGTCTAAAATGAAAGAACGAATGAAGAAAAAAGCAGAATCTGGCAAAGGAGAATCCGGCAAAGGAGAATCCGGCAAAGGAGAATCCGGCAAAGGAGAGGGCGACAATACAGAAACAAATAATACTAATGTAAATTATAGAGAAAATTATGATTCTAATAAATCAAAAACCAATACTTCTTCCGAAAACATTAAACTAGACGATTTAACTGCTAATCTCTCGTCTTTAATGGCACAAATGGAAAATAGCACCAGTTTTATTGATGATATTATAAAAAAGCAACAACAAAGAGAGACCAATACACAAACAGTTCCTAGTGATGAAAGTTCCAATCGAAAATCAAATAATAAACGAAAAGCACATAAGAAAAAATAAGTAGCAAAACTATTTATTTTAATTCATCATAATTATTTAGAAATAATTAGTCTATTATAAAACCATAATATTTATAATTTAATAAATTATAACTATTAATTTATACATTTATACATTTATACAAAATAATTTTTAAAATATATTATAAACTTATTATAATATAATATAATAAATTATGACTACTAATGAACCTTATATAGGAAAAAAAATTGTTGATGTAAATGGCAATAATGAAACTTTCAGAGTTAAAGATGATATTATAAATAATATTGAAAAGGAAAGCGATAATGAAACTGAAAGTGAAAGTGATAATGAAAGGACAAATGGTCAAAATAAAAATGATGAATCCAAAACATTTTGGTTAAACGATCCTATTATCTTATTTGATAAAAATGCTATTACACAAGTGTGGCCGCTTGAAAATATGACACGAGAACAAAAAATAAACGCAATAACTAGATTAGTAATTTTATTAACACTAACAGGATTTCTATTTTTAAATGATATAAAAATATTGATCACTGGAATTACATCTATTATTATTTTAATATTTACATATTATATTTTAAATAGAAATAATAATTTAAATAAAATCAAAGAATCATTTAGCAACGAAGAAATATATGACAAAGTCAAACATAATTTTTCAAATCCAACTTCCATAAATCCAATTATGAATGTATTATTACCTGAAATACAAGATAATCCAAATAAACTTCCTGCTGCCCCATCTTATAATAATGCTGTTAAAAAAATTATAAATGAAGAAACAAAAAGTTTCATAGTAAGTAATTTTGATAATAATGAAACTGTTAAAAAAAATCTATTTGACGATAAAGGAGACAATGTTGTATTTGAACAATCAATGAGGCAATTTTATACAACAGCAAATACGCGAGTTCCTAATAATCAAGCAGAATTCGCAAGATTTTGTTATGGAAACATGGCTTCTTGTAAAGATGGTGATGTAGAAATGTGTTTTAAAACAAATGTTTAGAAATACAAATATATCAATATATCAATATATCAATATATCAATATAATTATTAATATATCAATATAATTATTAATATATTTAATAAAGCAAAAAAATAATATATTAAATTATTATAAATGACTTCAACAATTGCTTTTCCATATATTTTTGACTCAATGTCTAGAATAGGCAATGATTCTCCAGCAATTGATCAACGCAATATTCAAAATGTAAATAATGCCAACTATAATTTAGAAAATTATTATCCTGCTTGTCCGATGTCTAAAGCTCAAGATTTCGCGCTAGCGCAACCATATGTTTTTTATAAAGGTTCCCACGAAGGAGGTATTAAAGGTTGTGAAATTGAAGCAAATAATGACTTAAAATATACCCATATTTCACGACCAGCTTGTAAATTATCATTAGTAACTAGACCTTTTTTAACGGTTCCTTATTTAGGAAAAGGTTTAGGAGATTGTGATATGGAATTTCAATTAAAAACAGGTCAATTTGAATTAAATAAAAAAACTGTTAATAATACTATGGAACAGTCTTTCTCGGACTATAAAAATTATCCATTAATTGATTCTATCAAAGAATCTGTTTCAAACAGTGCTTATAAGATAGAAGATGATGCTATGAAAGGTTGGCAAAGAGGCGGTATGAGTGCCCGCGAATTTGCCCGCAATCAAGATAATACACAGTAAAAGTTTAGCATCGTTCTTGTTTTATTTGTTTTATTTGTTTTATCGAATTATATAATTGTTATTTACATAATTGTTATTTATATAATTGTTATTTAAATATATAATTGTAATTTTATATATTTAATGTCCTTAAATAATCATTCCTTAAACGAGTATTATAACAATATAAAAAATATTAATTACAATACTGAATTTATATGTACTTATAAAAAAATGGATGGTGAATATTATCAAACTTTATGTTATCAAATACAAATACTACAAGCGTTAAATATTAATAAATATGATGAAATTATTATATCCAATCATATTGAAAAAATTTTCTATTTTTTAAAAAATTATTATGAAATTGATATTATTTTATTAGCATTAAAAGAGAAATATATGAATACAAATTTCGCCTTTTTTATAGAAAATAATAATGCGGCATTATTTCAGTTATTATTTAGTTATGATTATTTTGATTGTTTTCATAAATGTCTCTCCCAATATTTGATAACTAAGAAACAAGAATCCGGATCAGACAATAATAAAAAATATTTTGATGAATTAAAAAATGTTATAATAGAATAAATTACCAAATGGGGTTTTTTGTATCTTTATAGTATCTTTAAACTAATAGCAGTCATTTATGAAATATATTAAATTATTTATTATGCTAATACATAATAAATATTTTACTAAAATAGTATGGGGTTTTTATATACCATTACCCATGGTATGTAATACCCATTTCCTTCCATAGCAATGATTTATTATTCCTTAATATAACTACTTGTACATAGTTTCTTTATTATTTTATCATCATTATGTTGCTTATTATTTGCTATTGCTACTAATGTGTGTGTATAATAATTCTGCTTATTTTCATTATTTTGAAAATCTGGATTTTCTTTTGTCCATTTACTTAATGCGTAAAATTGTTTTGTTGATACATTTTTAATAACTCTTTTTATTTTTTCTTTATTTATATCTTTTTCCCAATTATCATCGTCTTTAATATATAACGATTCGCGCTTTATATCTGTACAATGAATTGGTCTTTGATACAATCCTAGTTTATTCATATTTTCTATAATTACATTACTTAATCCATTTACTAGTCCGTTATGTTTTGTATAATCTAATTGTTGTAAACTAACTTCTATTGATTTAATAAAATCACTCATGTTTATTGCATCTTTACATTTTTCGTTTAAAAAAACCTGAATGTTAAATTTTTGATTGGTTGTTGTAATATTATTTCCCACTTTTGGTATTAATTCTTTTATTGTATCGGTCAATTCTTTTATTTGATTTTGCTGTTGCTTTACTACTTCCAATATTAATTCTTTTGATAATGATAATTGATGATTCAAACTAGCGTTATTTTCATGATCCATACATTTCTTTTTATGTCTATATAATCCAGAACTATATTTATATGTCTTATTACAATTTATACACTCATAACTCGTCTGGGGTTTTTTGGGGTTTTTTTGTATCCTATTTGTATCATTTTCTCTATTTTTATGTTTTAGGGTTGATAAATGTCTGACATAATCTTTTTTATTACACGATACAAACTCACAAATTACGCAAGTGAAATTTTGGGGTTTTTGGGGTAAAATTTGTGTATCCATATATACCATTATAGGATATATAAAAAAAACCCCTAAATATTTTTCTTTGTAAATTTATTTTTAAAAAAAAAATATGGTCTGGGTTTTTTGTTATAAAAAAAATGAATTAAGACCTTAATGGTCTAAATGCGTTTTTCAAAACATTATTTTTAAAATTCTATAAAAGGTTAAATATATATAAAATAGGACATTTATAAATGTCCTATTTCCAAAAAAATTCTGAAATTTATTTTCCCGAAATTTACACATTTTGAACATGCTAACAATTAAATATTTATAATATATATTTTTATAAACCATATATGTATTAACAAGGGATATACCACATTTCTCACATTTCTCACATTTTTCAAAAACTGCAAATATGCTGTTTTTGATTTATTATTTAAAATAATAAAAATTTAAAATAATAAAAATAATAAATTAGATTATATAATAATATTATGACTTCAACAAGAAATAAAAATACTCAGTTGAATTACAATTTAGAAAAATCCAACACCGATAAATTATTTCGTGAAAATATATATTTGCACTCATCCTCAGGAAGACCTATTAGTGAATGTATTCCCTCATTAGGATATATGCCAAGTCATATTTCTAGAGAAGCACTATCTAGCAATTCTATAGATATTGAGTCTCAATTAAGAGGCATTGGATCAACTAATTTAGAAACTCCATATGAACCAATTATTCCAAGTATTACAAATCTAGAATTTAAAGATTTTTTTGATAGGCAACAAACTGTTATAATGCCTTATCCTATGGTATTTGAAAATAATCAACGTCCTGTATTATCTTGAACTAGTAAGTTATTAATTTTTTATCTATATAAATTGATAAAAATTAATAAAAATTCATAAAAATTAATATTATGGTCCTAAATATTTTCCTTTACCCTTAGCAAACAATACAAAAGGGGTGGGTTTTTTTACATAAGTGCTATTATTACAAGGTATATTGATTGCTGGTGGATTAGCAGATTGTATTTTTGCTATACATTCTTGTGATAATTTATTACGAACACTTGATTTAACTATATTGGCAAAATTTTGTTTCTTTAGTGAATTTGACACAAAAAGTTTATTGTTTTTTACCGAATCGTGTTTTATTGCGTTTTGTTTAACAGCAAGTTTATCGCAATTAGATTCAATACAATTATCAGTAATTTGATATTGATTAGCAAATCCTCTACCATTTATAAAATTTGGATCATATGGTTCAATAGATAATAATTTCGGAATATTATTTAACCCAATAATGCCCTGTATCATTTTTCTCGACAAATTACTACCGTTTTGTGCTGGAACAAAAGCAGCATTTGTAGTTGAGGTGCGTCCGCCACTTCCACGATACTGTTCAATTGCTTTTGATAATGTATCAATCTCAGTGTCAAATTTTATTTCAATGTTATTGTTAGGATATCTAAATCGTTCATCTGGATCATTAATAGGATCGTGATAAATATAAATACAATCTACATTGGTAAAATCACTTGCCCCACTAGTTTTAACTAAATTACTAATTATTAAACTATAAAAATTTAATAACCCATAACCGTATCCATAATAATCTAAAAAATAATTGTTGTTTACTTTGAAAGCATTAAGCAATAATAATAGGTCTAACTCGTTATATACATAAAAATATTCATTGTAGTTATATCTTAAATCATAACCGTTGTCGGAATTTTGTGGGAAAATACCCTCTAACAACTCTTTTCTGTTTAAAAGTTTTGTAGCATCAGGAACCTTTATTATATTTTTAAATTTTACATTTATTGCTGAATTTACTAGTTCAGCACTTATTGAATATATATTATTATTAATGTTATTTAATGTTGCCAAGTTGTTAAAACTACTTTTGAAATAATTATTTGTTAGAGCATTAAAATAACTGTTAAAATCTAAATTAAAAACTTTGCCTACATTAACATCTATATTACTATATAAAGCATTGTTAAATTGTATTGTGTTATTAATATTATGACTGATAATATTATTATTATTATTATTTGTATAATTTAATGGAATATCTAGCAAGTAATAATTATTTAGTCTAGGTATGAGAGAGGAGAATCTGGAATTGGTGTTTATATTTGTTGTATTTATATTTTTTTTTATTTTAATAATCAAGTTTTGATTAGAATTATAAGCCAAATGCACATGATTATATATATCGTGTTGTGTTATTCCAGTTAATTGATTACCTAATGCTATAAACATAGTGTTAGAAAGATCTATTAAAGTTTTTGGTTGACCATTAATATTTATTTGACTAAAATAAAAATTGCTGTTTTTATCCAAAACTTTAACATTATTAAGATACATATTTTTTAGATTAAAAATAATTTTGCTATTGCGCTTTATATTAGGTAATGTTCTAAAATTATTGGTTCTAATAAGGAAAGTCTTAATAATACTGTTTGGTAAGTTTATATAAGAAATATCTTTTGAAGTAGTATTCTTTAAATTAAAGTTATTACTTAAACTAATATCATAATAATTAACATGTTTATAATCTAATGTGAGTTTATTGTAAGACAATATATTGCGATATATTGAATAATTTACTTTTGTTTCTAATTTACTTATATTATTATTGTTGTTATTAGTGGTGTTATTATTATCATCTATAAGTAAAGTTCTATAATCATTAATATTAAAGTTTATAACACTTGAACTATCTATTGTAGTATTTATGAAAGAAAAGTCATTAACTATATTATTAATAGCATAACCTATTTTATTATAACATATATCTTTTGAAACATTATTTGATATTACTAAATTATTACTTAATTCATTAGCATATTTATATAAATAATCCCTACTATTTATTTTATAAATATCAGACTTACTAAAATAATAATTTAAATGATATATGTAGCGATTATTATAAATAGTATTAAAAGAATTATATATATTGTTTGATTTATTATTTTCAAAAATTGTATTGCTTAGATCATTAAATAAGTAATTGAGTGAATTATCACCAATGTCTAAATTTTTTACAAATGCTATTTTACCATTTATATTAGTAGATGAATCATAAATAAATTTCACATTATTTTTTATATTATTTTTGGTGATTAAACAACATGAATTAGAAGTAGCAACACCCAATAGCGAATTGTGTATTGTACCGCTCAAGAATATTCTATTTTTGTAATTAGTATTCAAATTTTGGAAAATGTTTTGCCAACTAATATCATAATTATTGTTATTATTTAGATTGATAATATTTGTTTTTATATATAAATTGGTTCCGCTATTGTTGCCGTTTATTATATTGTTTGATAAAATAATATAATTACTTTTAGCACCGGAAATATCCATAATTAATATATATATATATTTATAACTATGGATAATTAAAATTATAACTTATAACTATGACTATAACTTGTTTTGTTATTTTGTTGTTTTGTTAGTTTGTTAAAACATCAGTATCATTAAAATACCAATGTGAAGACAAATATTGGGGTTTCGATTTTTCAATATTGCTATTTTTCTTGATTTGAAGATTGGGTCCATTAGTAGTTAATGAATCAATTTCTAAAGTTCCAATAGCATAATTATAATATTTTAAATCTGATAGATTACCAGAAAATCCACCCTTATAATTTACATATAAATTATCATAATTTTGTTTAACAATATTAGATAATTTGTGGCGCTTTGTTAAATTACCATTTATATAAATATCACATATGTTTTGGGATGTTAGTCGTATAATAACACCTACCCATTTTTTTATTGGTATTGCGTCAACATATATATCATCATAATATGTGTTATTCTCATTGTTATGAAATACATTTATCCTTACTAACATTCCTAAAACAGGATAATTATCTGCTAAACTATCATTGTTTAAATGTTTCTTTCCAGAATATAAATAAACACCAGGACTATTATTTGGTCCAAATATACCAGTAGCAGTTCCTGATTCTCCGGGCGTGTTTGGAGGCGATCCTTTATTAAATACATGTTTGTAATCTATTTGTGTATTATAATCTATATTATTAACATACATCCAAAATGAGTATGTAAATTCAACACCACCATATTGGTTCGAACTTCTTAAAATAGGAATTGCTTGTTTATTTCCTATGTTTTGAGTAATAGTTAATGCTTCGCTGGCATCTTTCATTCCGGAAATTAAATATGGTGTTTCTGATGGTGCGAGAAGATAATACATTACTCTACTCGCAATATAAAATATTACTGAAAAAACAATAACTACTCCTAATAAGAAAGTCACTTTGGCGATCATTGTATTTGAAGATAAAAATCCACCAACATCGCCTACTTTTTTTTGTGTGTCGTATGGAATTACTGTCTTGAAATATTTATTAATATTTCCAAATATTCCTTCATTAGCATTCATATTATATTATTTATATATAAATATATAAATAATATATTTTATTATAATTTATTTTGTTTTGTTTTGTTTTATTTAAATTTGGAAACTTGCTTTTTCAGTCTTATATTCTAAGAAGCTTACTTTTAAGCTATATTTATTAAACAATGACTGAACCAATGATGCGTTTATGCCATCTTTATAAATATTATAAGCATCTTGTGGATTAATAGAATCACCAATGTAGCGAACACGTGTTATAAAACCTTCAAATCCAATATTATTAGTGTGTGCATATCCTAAATATATATTTTTTTTTATTTGCGTATCATAGTAATTTTTATATAATCCGTGCATAATAAATGAATTTCTTAATTTACCATCTAAATATACATCTAATGTTCGGGTATCGACACTTAGCGTTAAATTATTCCATTTTTGAACTGGAATATTAGGTATTTTATATCTAGTATAAATAGTTTTTCCATTATCACTTTCTTTATCTGGGAAACATTCTATATCTATAAATAAATTATTTTCGTATTTGTCTAATGCTATGTTAATATTTTTTGGTAGAGCACTACTTGGCGAAGGTGTAGTTTTTGCTACTTTTGTGCTAAGACCAGAAATAGGCGAGGATAAATCTGTTACTGTTCGAGAATTGCTCGCAGTAGCCATATATAAAATATTTTTCTCTTCTGAAATATTTTGGCCCCAATTATCTATATAAAACCAAACACTTAACATAAAATTAGAAGAGGTTGTATCTGGTATATCTTTGGCAGCTATCATGTTAAGAGTACTAGATTCTGATCCAGAAGTAGCAGTGTCTTGTTTTGATGCTTCACACATTTTGTCGTAAATTATGTTTGTTTTGAAAAATATATTGTTTAATCCCCAAAATAATACTAAAAGAAGAATTACTATAATAATTATATTTATAGTGCTCATTATAAAATATTAATATATAAAAATATTATAATGTTTTAATATTTTTGTATTTTTGTAGTTTTGTAGTTTTGTAGTTTTGTAGTTTTGTATTTTTCTAAATTGAATTTTTGTTTTTTGTTAAACTATATAAAAATTGTATAGAGTCAGGAGTTTTTATTTTATCAAAGTAAAATATTTCTTTAATACTTCCATATATACCATCGTCCTCTCCAATAGTTACATTATCACCAATAAAGTAAGGTGTAACATTATTTTTTGAACCTACTAATTTTCCATCAATAAAAATATCTATATTGTTATTTTCATAATTAATAACAAAAGATATCCATTTTTGATGTTTTACGCTAGTCATTTCATAAATGGTATCCAATTGGTCTGCTTTATTACTTATTGTTCTAGATTTTATAATAATTTTTCTAGATTTCCCATTATAATATATAACTGGTTTAAATCCATAATTAAACAATTCAGTGTCTTTTGTATAAGCAATTGACGTATTAGTAGGTTGTGGATTTATATAAATATAAAAACTTAAACTATAAGTATAAGTATATGGAAATTTTCTATTAATTTTTGAAGGATCATAATATTTTGCTCCTACATTATATTTAGTGTTTAAATCACTGGGAAATAATTTGAAATCATATCCTTGAGTATTATCGGCAATGTTATCTTTGCTATTATAATATTCATTTCTTACTGTTTCTTCATTAGAAATATTTTCTGTAGAAGCAGTCTCTCTAGAACCAGCTTCATTAAACCTATTATTTAATGAATTTTCATTAAAATATGAAAGTAATTTAGTTATTTTGGTTTCTAAAGGTTTGGCTTCAACGTTGGAATTACTATTAAAATTTGGAATAATAATATTGTTAGTAATATTTTTATCCAAGTTTTGATATTTTCCTAAAGTTTTCTTCTCATTTAAATAAAAAGGACCTTCCCCTGCTAAAACATCGTTTTTATTGTGTTTTGCGAAATATTTAAACATAATAGGCAACACAAATATTAGTGTTATTAGGATTAGTAAGACAAAAAATAATAAATAAACAGGAGATGGTGTTAATTTTATGTCTTTATGTATTTCATCTACTAATATGACTAGCAAACAAGGAATAAAGAATATAATATTTTTTATTGTAGATAATATTTTTACAACAGGTGAATCTTCGTTAGTTAAAGTGGTTTTTTCTGGACTTGTTTGCCTAATAGAAAATACTTTTGCTATTATTGCTAAAATAACAATAACTATTAGTGTTCCTAAAAATCCTTGCATAACATTAAAAATATTGTTGGATCTGTCTGAAGTTATTGAATGGTTTATTAGTAATAAAGGAATTATTAATATAAATAACAAAAATCCAAGATTTTTAAACATGTTTAAATAACTGGAATTGATTTTAAAACTTCCATTACCAGCATTTGATTTTTGTTTATGAACTAAGAATATAAAAGTATATACACAAAACGCTATTAAAAATATCCACCAAAATATTTCGTGTTTAGTACCTTTTATTTGAAATACGTCTTGGTTATTATTTAAATAACCGAATAATCCTAATATTAGCACTAATATTACAATAATTACAAAATAGTAAATTTTACTTTTAATAAACTGAAAAATACCACCCTCATTAGGTGTATTATCAATTGATTTAACATTAGTTGGTTTTTTATCACTCGTACCACTCATAAATAATATATTACATTATAAGTATATTATTTATTGTTGATTTATTATTATTGATTTGTTATTATTGATTTGTTATTATTGATTTGTTATTTATAAATTTTCAAAAGCAGTTTTTCTACCATGACAATCTCTACATAATGCTTCTAAATTATCAATATTATTTGAACCTCCGTATTCTAATTTTTTAACATGATCTACTTCAAACCAAGCGGGCAATTGGTTCTTACAATGCTTACAATGCCAGTTTTGTGAAGCAGCTACATATTTTTTTTTTGTTTCACTAACACTTCTTTTTGTTGTCATATTACCAGAAGACAGTATTTTTTGCTGTTGCTTAGATAAATAGTTTTGGTTGTTGTTTATTGAAGTTAATAAATTTTGCGTTTGTTGATTATTAACTGAACTGGAAAAATTAAAATTATTATTTAATTCACTAGTTATTGATTTAGATGTTAGATCAATAATAGGAGTTATGAAACTTGCTGTGTTTCTATCAATTGGTAAATATTTTATATAACTGTTGGCATGAGATACAAGTTCTTTGTAATTGCCTGGATTTTTTTTTATAAATAAATACACACATAATCCAATGAAAGCAAAAAATACCATTTTGTAATATTTTTGATAGTGTTTGAGTTTATTAATTAAGTTTCCTTCAAAATATGTGTTTGCTAATACAAAAACAGTTATAAAAAAAATAAGTAGTTCTAGTTTCATAATATTAATATTTAATATATAAATATATTATTACTAGGATAATAATAATAATTAAAGCACCAAAAACATACTTTTCTTTGTTTTTGCGCTCATCATTTTTTTTAACTTCTTTTAATTTATAGTTTTCATAATAGTTGTTTAAAGCATCATAATATGTTAGTTCTGGCTTACCTAAATAAATATTTATTTTATTGTGTATAAAATGGACCCATTTTGAAAATGATTCTCTCGAATCTAAATATGGAGTTACAGGATACGCATCTAAAAATTGACTAAAAACACCCCCAATATCAGAAACTGGCAAAAAAAGAGGTAGGTTTGTTATAAAGTCGTAGTATTTTTTTTTTGTGCAATCATTAATATGTAATGGATAAGATAAAGCAATTGTATATAATACAAACCAATAATGCGGACCCCATATAATTGGATTAAATATATGATTTGTGTTATACATATTATAATTTTAGTATATTAAAATTTATCACATAATAACTTAATAACTTAATGACTTAATGACTTAATGACTTAATGACTTAATAACTTTAGTAAATAAATAAATTATATAAAAGCATTCTTATATATTATTATAACTAATAATATGAATATAAAAAAACAATATTTTTGTAATAATTGTGGCAAATTAGGACATCTATTTCATCAATGTAAAGTACCTATTACTAGTATAGGTATTATTCCTATTAGAATAGTAAAAAAACATAATAGTGCGCTAAATGTATTTGAAAACTCTATTGAACTATTAATTATTAAACGCAAAGACACGTTATCATTTGTAGATTTTATGCGTGGTAAATATTCTATTGAAGATAAAAACTATATAAAAAATTTGTTAAATAATATGACTAACAATGAGAGAAATTACATATTAAATAATGATTTTGATACAATATGGCAATATTTGTGGAATTATAATACAAACAACTCCTATAAAAACGAAGAAAAAACCTCAAAGATCAAATTTACAAATTTGAAACAAGGATATTCTAATATTTTAGAAAGTTATAATTTAAAATCTATTATTGACTTGTGTGATAAAAATTATGAAGAACCAGAATGGGGATTTCCGAAGGGGCGACGCAACTATCAAGAAAAAGATATTATATGTGGGCTAAGAGAATTTGAAGAAGAAACAGGTTATCAAAAAAATGATATTATAATAATTAATAATATTGTTCCATATGAAGAAATTTTTAGTGGTTCTAATTATAAATCATATAAACATAAATATTTTGTTGGTATTATTGTTGATAATAATCAACCAAAAAATGATTATCAAATATATGAAATTACTGAAATAAAATGGATACCTATAGATGATGTTAATAAGTATATTAGAGAATATAACTATGAAAAAAAGAAAATTATTAATTATTTAAATAATTTATTAAAAAGTTATAAACTATATATTTAATATATAGTAATGAGTAAAATTAGTAAGACCGAATTAAACGATGGAACATTAGTCAATATTCCAATGTCTTTAAATAAGGAAACTATGGAAGAAGAGGAAAAAGAAAAAGAAGATGAAAAAGAAGAAGAAAAAGAAGAAGAAACAGAAGATGAAAAAGAAGAGGAAGAGGAAACTGAAGATGAAAAAGAAGAGGAAACTGAAGATGAAGATGAAGAGGAAGAGGAAGAGGAAGAGGAAGATGATAAAACATTTATGAAACCTAAAGGAAATCCAGAGATAAATCCAGACATAAAAAAAGATAAAACTAAGAAAAAAAATAACGAAGAATTAGTATCATTATTTAGAGAAAATATAAATAAATTTGACAATAACAAACTAGACAAAACTAAACTTGAAACGTTAGAACAAAATTTAAATACATTAACAGATTATAAATATTTTAATAATGCTGTCGAATTATTGAACGCAAAAGAATTGAACGATTCTTTTAATACTAACTATAAATATTTATATCCACATTTGGATGACGAGTTTTTAAATATTAAGATAGCAAACAAAGAAGAATTTAAAGAAAATAAATTAATAATCAAAATAGATGAAGACTTTGATTTTGAGAAACAAAGCAATGAAATTTGTAATAAAGATTTTGAATTAGCACCACATCAAAAATTTATAAAAAATTTCCTTTCAATGTATACTCCATATAATGGAATATTATTATATCATGGACTAGGAACAGGAAAAACTTGCTCAGCAATCGGTGTTGCTGAAGAAACAAGAAAATATTTAAAATTTATGGGTTATAATGATCGAATAATAATAGTTGCTTCGCCAAATGTTCAAGAAAATTTTTATTTACAATTGTTTGATGAGCGAAAATTAGAAGAACAAAATGGAGTATGGACTATTAATAATTGTGCTGGTCAAAATATTTTAGATGAAATCAATATGATACAGAAAAACCTTACACGCGACAAAGTAATAAAAATTGTTAAAAATATTATAAATAATTATTACTTATTTATGGGATATACGCAATTCGCCAATTTAATAATGAAGAAATCAAATATTTCAAATCAATCACTAACCACATTAGATTCAAAGAAAAAGCAAATATTAATAAAAAATAAATTACAAAAATTTTTTGGTAATAGATTAATTATAATTGATGAAATACATAATATTCGTCAATCTAAAGATAATAGCAATAAATTAGTTTCAAATGAATTAATAAAATTGGTTAAAAATGTGGATAATTTGAAATTGTTGTTTATGTCGGCAACACCTATGTTTAATGATTATAAAGAAATAATTTTTTTAATTAATATATTAAATTTGAACGATAGACGATCAATTATAGAATTGAAAGATGTGTTTGCTAATGATGGAAGTTTTCTTGTAAATAGCGATGGCACACAAGTAGGATTAGAACTATTTACAAGAAAAATAAACGGCTACATAAGTTATATAAAAGGCGATAATCCATTAAGTTTTCCGTTTAGAATTTTACCAAATGATTTTTCAAAAACTAATAGTATTTTGAATAAAAAATACCCAGAATTCAAAATAAATGCTAATCCATTAAAAGAAGCAATCACGCTATTTGATATTTATGTAAATGAAACAAATATATCACCATATCAAGAATTTGTATATAATATTATTCTAAAAAATAACGTATCAAAATTTGATGAAGAAAAACTAAATGCTATGGAATCTTTTGGATATACATTATTACAGAAACCACTTGAATGTTTAAATATAGTTTTTCCTAATAATAAGTTAGAAACTTATTTTAATGATAAAATGATTTCATATAATAATAATATTGAAGAAGTAGTGCAAAATATAAATATTGAGGAAATAAACGCTTTAATTAACATAAAGACAATTGTTGGAAAATCTGCTATTAATAATATTATGAGTTATGAAGAAACACAAGCACCTAAATCTAGATATAATTATAAATTCAAGAGTGATTTTTTGAAAAATATGCCCATTAATATGTTTGAGTATACTAATATTGGAAAATATAGTTTCAAGATTAAAGCACTAATTGATTCGTTAATGGGTTCTACTGGTCCCGCAATAGTATATTCACAATTTATAGATTCTGGATTAATACCCATAGCGCTTGCCTTGGAAGCAAAAGGATTTACACGTTATGGAAATAACAAATCGCTTTTTGCTAATCCACCAAGTGAAGAATTAGATGTAAAAACTTATAAAAAGAAATCAGAAGTATTACAATTAGGACAGCAATTTAAAGGTGCCAAATATGTTATCATAAGTGGAAATAGTAATATATCTCCTGATATTGTAAGTGATCTAAAAGCGTGTACAGATTCTAATAATGTTGATGGTGAAAATGTTAAAGTGATTTTGTTATCGGCGGCGGGCAGTGAAGGTTTAGATTTCAAGTATATTAGACAAATACATATTTTAGAACCATGGTATAATATAAATAGAGAAGAACAAATCATTGGTCGTGCTGTTAGAACGTGTAGTCATAAAGATTTACCTTTAAATAAACGAAATGTTCAAATATTTATGCACGGAACATTGTTATCTAATAATAACGAATCTGTTGATTTATTAATTTATAGAAAAGCAGAGGAAAAGGCCAAAATAATAGGAAACATTACCAGAGTTTTAAAAGAACATAGCATAGATTGTCATCTGAATTATGAGCAACAAAAATTCGACGAAACCTATTTGAATAAAAAATTACCTATTACTTTATCAAATTCTAAATCAATTACATACTCAATTGGAGATAAATCAAATAGTCCATTATGCGATTACATGGCTAACTGTGCATATACTTGTAAGCCATCATTGGAAGAATATACTCAAAAATATGGAGAAAGTAAAATAGACTTATTTTCATATGACGAATCATTTTTGAAAACAAATAATGAAGTTATTACTAAACTTGTGAGAAATTTATTTAAAGAATATTATTTTCGCACAAAGGGAGAAATAATTAACTATATATATACATTTAAAGAATATCCATTAGCGCATATTAACAATGCGTTAAATGAATTAGTTAATAATGAGAATATTTTTATTAGTGATAAATATAACACACAAGGAAAATTAATACATATTAGCGTTGATAATTTAAAAAAAGATTATTTAGATGATTTATATATTTTTCAACCAACAAATTTAAACACCGATTCTACGATTTTTGAAAGATCTACTGGATTAATGATAAAACCGGATGCTTTAAAAGTGGCTATTCCAGACGATTTTAATGTATTTAACGAAGAAGAACAAAATATTGTTAAAAAAGAAGAATCCAAATATGAGACTAAAACAAGTATTCCTAAAATAGTATTAAGTCAAAGTGCTGTAGATGATAAACTAACTGAAAAAAATATAGCATTTGTGAAATCTATTATTACAGAATTAGAACGCAACTACAAATTTGTAATAACAGAATATATACCAATACCAACAAAAAGCGAATACTTATTAAAAGACAACAAATATATTTATTATGGCAAAATGATGGATATATTAAAAGAGGACAAAGTTATAACTGACAGTGAAGTAAATATTTTAGCAATAAATATAGTTCTAGATGATTTAGACTTTAATAAAAGTGTTTTATTAGTTATTTACTTATTAAATAATGGTTATGGCGAATTAACAAATTTTGAAAAAGATTTATCAACTTATTATGAGACCAAATTTTTAGAAACAAATAATGGTAAATTGAAAGCATTATTTATACCAACTAAAAGTGAATTTAGAGAATATACTTTATATATTTTAAGTAAAACAAATTTAGAGACTTCAAATTTAACACTAACTATTGCGGAATCCGAAGATTATAATGATTTTGATAATATTATTATATCAAATAAAATATCTACTTCACAAATTGCGGTTCCTCTTGGATTTTTATCCAAAAATAAAAAAATAACTAAAGAATTGGTGACAGATTTTAAGGTAAAAACTGGATCAAACAAGGGGGCTCGTTGCGAACAAGCCGGAAAACTTAATAGTGAAAAAATATTTGTTGCTCTAGGAGTAAAAGATGAAATAATTGAAAAATTAAAAGGGAAAAAATTGGAAAAGGGTGAAAAATTAAATCAAAAAAATTTCTGCGCAGCACAAGAATTGTATTTTAGATTATATGATTTACAAAAAATAGAGAACAAACGTTGGTTTTTAAATCTCTCTGACGCACAAATAAATGATTTACTATAAAATAAAATAAAATAAAATAAAATAAAATAAAATAAAATATAATAAAATATAATAAAATAAAATATAATAAAATAAAATATAATATAATAAAATATAATAAAATATAATAAAATATAATAAAATATAATAAAATATAATAAAATATAATAAAATATAATAAAATATAATAAAATATAATAAAATATAATAAAATTATTTTATTATATAATTGAAATACTTTTAAAGATTAAATTTATAATATATATAATCTAATGTCTAAAATACAAAGTAAAAAATCATCAATTAAGAAAACTACATTAGACAATTCACATGTTTATATTCGTTCATTGTTAACGCAAAAAACAGTATTAAAATATGACGAAGTTAATGCTGAATTATTTAATATATTAGAAACGAAAATAAAAAAATTGAATGAAGGAAAATGCGTTAAAGAAGGATATGTTAAAAATAATAGTGTTAAATTATTAACATATTCCAGCGGAGAATTATTCGATAATAAAATATTATTTGAGTGTGTTTTTGAATGTTTAATAACAAATCCAGTTGAGTCCACATTAATTTATTGTATTACAAAATCAATAACTAAAGTAGGAGTTCGCGCAGAACTAATTGTAGATGACGAAGTTAGTCCATATATTATTTTTATAGCGCGTGATCATCATTACGATAATGAATCTTTCTCACATATAAAAGAAAATGATATTATACAAGTTCGCATACTAGGACAACGTTATGAGTTAAATGATAAATATATTAGTATAATTGCTGAATTAATTAGTATCAATAATTATAGTTCGTTGAAAAATGAATTGGAATCCGAAGAAATTGAAGAAAAAGTTGGTGGAAAAAAACTTACAATTAAAATATCAAAATCAAAGGCAAAACAAATAAAAGATTATAGAAACGACATTTTATAGAAACGACATTTTATAGTTTATATATAAAATTTATTTAAAGGTATTTTTTTATGAGTAATAATCACTATTATGGAAACGCTTGAAAGCGAAGACATAAATACAATGTGTAAAAATAATATTATTGATTCAAATAATAATAATAATATAGATTCTAGTGATTTGATTAAATTATGTAAAATAATCGACTCTTTAGAAAATAGTCATCATATAGAAATTGCTAAAATATTAAAAACAAATAATGTTTATTTAAATGAAAACAGTAATGGTATTTTTGTAAATTTAAATAAAATATCTGTTTCGGTTTATAAAACTATATGTAATTATATTGAATTTATTAAAAAACAGGAAAGCGACATAAATAAAGATGAAAAATTGAAAAGAAATTTGCAAACAATTTATTTTAAAGATAATAAAGATATTACTACTACTAATACAAGTAATTAAAGATGATTTGTTTAAATAAAGAAGAATTATTAAAAAATGTTGATTTAAATGAAATCAAGCACTATATGTTATATAATCTTAAAACAAATAATAATACTTCAAATGAAAGCAATACTTTAAGTGAAAGCAATACTTCAAATGAAAGCAATACTTTAAGTGAAAGCAATACTTTAAATGAAAGCAATACTTCAAATAAGTTTAACAATTTGAAAAAGCAAAACATAGTTTTTAATGTGGGTGTTCCTAAGAGTCGAGTTCAAATAAATTATACAAAAAAATTAAGTAAATATAATGAACCGTTTAAAATTAATAATCATAGAAACTTTGCGGATAAACTATTTTGGATATTTTACAAAATAATTAATAATTTAAATGATGTAGATTTAGAACATATTAATTCATTTAAAATAATGAAAGAGTTTAAAATAAATAGTGTTGAAAAATTAAAAAATCAAAAAAATAGTTTAAAAGATTTTAAAATACAAAAAAGCGCGGTTGAAGACGATCTTACAAATAATGAAAAAATAAGTTTCAAAACTTTTCATGCGTTATGTGTTTTGTATTTAGTAAATGTTTTATTAATTCGCGACAATAATACATATTGTATATTATGCACAAATAATGATGAAAAAGTTATTAATTTACAAAATTATAAATTATTAAAAATATCAAATGTAAAAATGAGTACTGGATTTAATAATTTTGATATTGAATTAATTAATTCAATAGCAGATGAAGAGTTACAAAAAATATTAAACTCTTATTATAACATTGAAAATATTGATAAACCATTGAAAGCATTTAGTAATTATAAATTGGATGATTTGGTTTCTATAGCAGAAAAGTTGAACATTAATATATATGATGAACATAGTAAAAAAAAGAAGAAGCAAGAATTATATGAAAATATATTACTAAAACTGATTTGATTTGTAAAGACTTAATTTAACTTAAACTGGTGTTATTTTATTTTTTTTAATGTTTTTTTTAATGTTTTTTTTAATGTTTATTTTTGATGTTTATTTTTATATTATAATATTTTAAAACAAAATTGAAATTTATTATTTATATTACAAATGTAATAAATAATAAATAATAATATATATTAATTATGAGTAAAAGTAATATTACCAAAGAAACGAGCAAAGACTCTCAAAAAGAAGAATTGAGTAATAAATTTTTAAAATATATTGAAACCTATTTATCAACTCATACACGATTTCCTGAAAGTGTATATCCCGAATTTGAGATCCGGTTTGGAACAAAGAAAATAAAAAATATTAATAAAGTAGATTTTTACAATGTTATAAAGAGTTTGCTAAATTATGATTTTAAATTAATTAATGAAAATTATTTTTTGAAAATAATGAACGCAAGTAATTTATCTAATATTAGAACTCAAATAAATGGACTACCAAATATTCAAAGTTATTGTAAATTAAATAACTTATCTGGAATTTTAGATGA